ATCTGTCCGACGGCGACTTCGCTTTCTTCGAGCGCTATCGGATCGACAACATCCCGGAGAAGGAGTGACTATGGCAGTAACAAGTGTCCCCATTCCTCGTCGAGCAGTCAATTACAAGGACATCCTCTTCAAGGTGTTCTGGACTGGTATAGCTGCTGCTGGAGGTGAGCTGATCATCGCTTTGGCCGATTGGGATCAGCCAGTAGCTCCGTTCTTGATCATGGCTATCAACTACGGCCTGGCTCTCGTTCGTCAGTACGTCGGTACCACGGCGCCTGAGCTACCGCCTCCCAGCTGATGTACTTCGCTCTGCAACTATCGCTAGGAGCGGCTGCATTCTGGCTGGGCGCTCATATTCGCCCTTTTTTCGAGTGGTGAGGAAGTGGACCAAACTCCCGAAGTTTGGAGACAACGACTGACAACTGTGGTAGCCTACGTCATTACAGTGGCGTGGGCTACCAGCTTTCTCGTTGACATAGTCTCAGAATCGTACACTCCTCACCCTAGCATAACCCCACTTATGCTCTTCGTTGCTGGCTTTTGCTTCAAGGAAGGCATTGTGCCGGACAAGAGCAAATCGTCTAAGGAGAAGCAACGTGGAAAGTGACGAAGACATAACGATCGAGGATGTTCTTCGAGAACTTCATAAGAAGAGTATCAACATCAAGCGGCTAGGCATGGTGACTACTGCTCTACTTGTGATAACTGTCGGTCTGGGTTGGATGGTGCAGGGGTTGAACAGAGAAGTTGACAGTCTGAAGGGTGGGGTAGACACTGTCAGCGCTAGTACAAACCATGTCGAGAAGTTCGTCAAGCAACTCGAGGAAGATCCAACCCAAGAAGAGGTTGCTCAGAACCAGGCTGTAAGCCAGGCTGTTGCTCAGGTCCCCCAGATCAAGAGCATTCTTTGTGAGCAGTTTCCAGAGGCTTCAAACTGCAAAGAATCTCCTTGATTTCTCTTTGACGTCTCTAAGAGTGTTAGCTAGTCTAACATCATGCCCAGGGCTGATCTCCCGACTCTTTGGAAGAGTAAAGGACTCTGTGAAGGTAAGCAACGGCTCTTCTATTCGCCCAATTACGATGATGAAGAAGCAGCCAAACGCATTTGCCGTGATTGCGAGGTACGACTACCGTGCAGAGCCTTCGCCCTTTTGAACCGGGAGGAATACGGCGTATGGGGCGGAACAGCAGAAGGTGAACGTCGTAGAATGTTAACGTTGAGCTTGGCTCTAAACGTTGACTTTGAAGAACTCCAGATGCGTATACTTCGTCAAGAACCAGAACCGACGTCCACGGTAACAGTGTTGCGATTCGAGTTTAGAGTTCCGAAGATACGTTTCGACTTCGGGACTAGCGCTTCCGCTTGAGCGCCTTAGCCAAGCTATCGCCCTCTTTAAGAGTTATGATCGTAGTATCTCTAGTCACAGGATCAGTAACAGGAACTACCAATCGATCTTTGGGTGTAAGTCTCCGCCACTTGTGCAGCCAGAATAGGCCATGAAGTGCAGCGTTGAGCTGATGAGATCGATTCAAGGGCAAACCGAACATCTTGGATGCAGACTCCATAACGTTCGGCTCTTGGAAGTAGACTTCTAAACCCAGTTCGATAGCTCGGCTTTCAATAAAACCGATTGCTCGAGCTGCTGGTACTTCGTCGAACTCTTTGACGTACCGCATCTTGTTAGCTTCGCCGGCCCGCCGTGTTCGCACACGAAATTGCTCGACGACTATATAGTCGGGCACCGTATCGAACAGCATCTGTTTGAGAGGTTTGCCGTACTTCGCTTCCCCCATGCGTTGTATGGCGCCTTCCACGTTAAATAGAGCCCATCCCGTCGTCTCCCCCGGATCGAGAGCCAATAAGAGTTCCACTTAGTTCTCCTAACTCCCAGCCTCGAATGATTTTGTAGTCCACCGGGAACGGAACCGGGAACTTCTTCGATGGCCATTCCATGATGCCTTTGATGGTCTGTGCGTGCTCGTCGAACCGGTCCAGAGGCTGACTGAACCAGAGGGAGTCGTGGACCTGAACTCGCATCCTGAACGGATCCTGCTCTCGACGGCGGTGGATCATCAGCATGGACTCCTCAATGATCTGAGCAGCCCCTCCCTGTAGGACCGAGTTAAATGCCTTTCTGAAGGTCCACGGCTCGTGTGCATAGAAGTGACGCTTACGCCCGTTCCACAGAGTTACGTAGCCGTATTTCTTAGCGTGTGATCGTGCCCTATTAGAGACCATCTTGATCTTCGGGTGGACCTTGTAATACGAGTTGATTATGTACTCAGCCTGGTCCACTGGAAAGGTAATCAGCTGCTTCTCGTTAAGCCAGACCTGCTTCTCTATGTTCTTCGCCAGTGTCTCAGCTCCGCCGCCGAAGATGAGTGTATACACAACTGTCTTAGCTGACTGGCGATCGATACCGATTTGTTGAGCCAGAATTTGGTGGGTATCGAGTCCTGCACGGAACTGATCAATCAGATCGTCATCCTGTGCATAGCAAGCTGCTTCACGATACTCGATCTGCATATAGTCGTATTCGACCATAGTATGCTCAGGGCAGTCTGGTTTGAGCAACAGCTTCACCATGGCGTCGGGGTCACGAGGCATCTGCTGGATGAAACTGGAGAGTCGTGAAGTAACCGTGCCGTACTTTGCCTTCTTATCGGCATGGTTATATGTCGGATGGATGCGCCCGTCATGCCCTACTCGCTTAATCCATCCGTTATACCAAGTACTGTCTGCCTTACCAAGACCTCTGTATTCGAGAACAAGGTCGGCGATGGGATCACGCAGATTAACCAGGGTCTGCTCATCCATCACAGGAACTCCGTCAGGGAACTCTTTTGATTTGTTCTTAGTGAGCTTAAACTCCTCGGGTAACATCATGACAGACGGACCAGGTCCGAATCCCTCTTGATTAGCAGTAGGAACTAATTTAAGACGACTAGCGAATAGCTCATGCGCTAGAGCGTCACGCTTCTGAGGGTCAAACCCTAGTTCATCTTCAACTTCTCGCATTCGCTTACGAGCTGCCTTAGATAGGCGCTCAGCAAGTGGTTGATCGAAGTTGATCCCTTCCCATTCCATCTCCATAAGACAGAGCTGGAACTCCATTTCTCGGCGAACTAGATGCATCAATCCTTGTCGCTCAAGCTCTTGATCAATATACGGATTGACATCGTGTGTAAGCTGAGCGTCCCTACAGGCGTAGTGCGACATCTCGGCCGGTGTGGTACGATGGTAGTATCCGCCGTTCTTCTTCAAAATAGCGTTAAGACCCTCTTCTTCCCTTTTAACGTGATCTCCGAAGACCAAAGCGCCCATATCCTTGAGACGATGGGACATGTTCTCATCGATTAACTGGCCCTTAGGGAGTAGATCTTGAACGTTGTCGACATTTGGAAGAAGCCAGAGGTCATCGGCTCGAAACATCTGGGCGTCGAACTTGAGGTGGTGCCAGATCAGTAGAACGTCATTGCGATTGAGAACTTCTGCGAACTTGGGGAGGAGTTCGATAGGAAGATTGTCCGACACGTTGAACAGGTTGAGGCTACCCTCGTCAACTTGATGTCGGAAGGGAAAGTAGAAGCTAACCGAGTAGTCGTTGAACTGGGGGATAACACAATGAGTACTGAAGCCAATGATCCTGTTGCCCTGAGCAGGATGCTTGACCGGTTCACCCTTCCTACCGTACGTCTCAGTATCGACCGAGATAATAGACGCCTGACGCAGCATATCCAATGCGCCATAAAACGCCTTCTCAGTCTGTACGAGAATCACGAGAACGTTCCGAAGTTAAACGTGGGTTGATCCACGGTAGCGAAGTTAAATGCTACTCTGTGAATGATGTTTGCAGGAGGTTTATACTCATACGACAGGTCAGGCGTTTCTTTAGTGATGGACGCTAGAAGTAGAGCTTCATCATTTGGACATGTAAGAAGCCACCGAATCATTTCGGAAGTCACTCGTCGCTTGCCCTTAGGACCCTTACCGAAGGTCTCGATTAACTCTCTTCCCGTCATATACATCGGCTGCTTCATTTCGAGTCCTTCATATCGAGGTTGACAATGATATCCTCAGTTTGAGGATTCATATCAGCAAATGACTTCGGACCTGTACTCCAGTTGCCTGATCTGATCGCCTCGAACGACGTTGGCGGCACCTGGGGCGCTGGGGCCTGCCCTGACAGCCCCTGTGTGGCCGTCTGCGGGCCTGGAAGGCCAAGGGGGGTACCCAGGGGCGGCCCTTCGGCCTGGGGCAACAGGGGCGCTGGGCCGAGTCCTGAGGTAAATCCTGGCTTGACGATCTCATAATTGAGGCGTTCATTCCTCTGAATGAAGAACGGCGGATCCTTAGGACCGAGACGTTTCTTCAGCGTAATGAACTCGAGCACGTTAGGCATTGCTTCACTACCCCACAGACACACGACCGAAGTCGCATAGGATGTTATGTACTGAGTGCCATAAACATCCTCAATCCGCTTAGGCTTCCTGTTCTGTCCGTTGGCCTTGCGGTGGTGATGGATGAACCAAGTAAAGGCATCGTGTCTCTGTCGGAACTTATCGTTCCAGTGAAAGAACTTCCGAAACGCCTCATCACTGATTGTCTCATCAGTAGCTGAACCTAGTGAGTCCACCATGATGCCGTCGAGTTTGAGATCGCCAACTAGCTGATCCATCTGCCCCTTGACTATGTCGTTCGTCATATATAGCGGCTCACCCAAGGGGAAGAACAGCAACTGCTCTTCTAGAACCTCCTGCTCCTGCAACGTGAAGGTATGCTGAAGCTGGGATAGGAAATATTTCAGATCTGTGATGCCCATCTCAAGAGAGAAGAACCCTATCTTGGCCGGCTTCATCTCTCGCCCCAGGAACGGCTGTCCGAGTGCCATCTTCCCGGCGGCATTGAGACTTAGCTGGGTCTTACCTACCCCTGTAGGACCCGTAAGGAGGAAGTAACCATTCTTCTGAAGCAGCCCATTCCATTGCCACTCGAGATTTACCTTCGTATGCAATAGTGTCCTGAACCCCATCGGAGTCAGGTCAACCATCTCTAGGGATTCAGCAGCCCCGTTGCGGTTCGGGTACTTGGCGATTGCGAGTGCAACAATTTGAATCAGCCGCTGCATACGATCAACTCGACCGACGAACTTACCCCAGCGGGTATCGGCATCCTCAATCATTGAGAGGATCTCTGCCTGAGCCATCCCCATTTCTGCACAGTGATAACCCAAAGCCATCAGAGCATCAGACCGTTGTTGATGCCCAGGCATAGCTAGGTTGAACAGATCGAGCACAGTCTTAGGGAAGGTGTACTTTCCTAAGACCTCATTCACAGGCGGAATATACGAAACCTCAGCTACGTCAGCTTTCGGAGGCGGAGGCGGCTGAGGTACACTACTGAACATGTCCAGCGGGATGACTGCGCCTGTAAACTCAACAAGCGATGTTTCACGCTTGCGCTTAAAGTTGTACGTACCCGGAGGACGCAGAATCTGACCGGCATCAATACCAGAGGGATCCGCATCCATATGGTAGGTAAGCGCAGTGTTGATCAGACGAATCTGCTCAACATTAAGAACTCGATCTACTTTCCAGTACCAATGCTCATGACCCTCGCCTCCCGATGCTATCCTACAGGAGGGGGGAGGTACGTTATCCACTGTGGCCGGTGGATCATCTAACTCAACCCAGACCACATCTGAACCCAGCACGTTAGATTCATGAGCATCCCGTTCTTTGAACAAGGCTGGAGCCATGTAGACGTCGCCACGACTACGGCTCGACAGTGTGAAGTTTATGAGATCTGTTCGCTGTGTGGGCCACTGGAAGAAGTACTGCTTGAAGACAACTAGATCGTTGTCCTTTGGAACCTTTGAGGCAGCGTATACAAATCCTTCCCTGACCCCGTAGAGAAAGTCGTAGAAATGCCCTAGACCCTCATCGTTTGCGGGTTGCACGTCACCAACACTCATTCCTCATGCTTTCGCGTCAGGTGCCTTAAGACTGGACTACCCGCAGAGCGAACCCCTCATCTGAGAAGTCCGCTCTGCGGGTATGTGGTGGGTGCTGAGGTGTTAGAAGGGTTCCTCCGGGTTGTAAGCAGTGTTGGGGTTGCTGGGCGGAGCCTGCTGAGCGGGGGGTTGCTGACCGAAGCCTCCAAAGTTGCCGAAGCCCGGACCGTCTGCCGGTGGAACCTGCTGCTGAGGTTGGGATTGCTGTGCAGGCTGCGGCGCATGTTGTGGCAACTGCTCAGGCTGAGGCGGAGCCTGCTGGCCGCCGAACTGCTGCTGACCGTTGGGCTGCTGAGCGATCGCCTGGTAGTCGTTCAGGTTGGCGTTGACGTATTCCTTCTCGCCATCGTCACTCTTGGTCTTCGTGTGAGTGACCGTGGCGATGAACCGACGATTGAGAAGATCCGACCTCTTGAGTTGCAGATTGTCCATCCGCCACTGTTTGCCGGTGATGGCCTCGAGACGCAGACGGAACATCCGCATCATTTTCTGCCAGGTAGCAAGATCGGTTTCCTTACGAGTGTCGCCAGGAATGGTCAGCCATTCCTCCTTGCTGGTACCGAGCGCCTCAGCACCCAGAGAGCTGCCGACACAGACCATGTTACAGACAACAGCCTGTTCGCCCTGCTTGGTGAACTCGATGCGCAGTTCCTTGACCTCGAAGACGTGCTGACCCTCAGGCGGCTTCTGACCAGCCAGACCGCCTGTGGTGTCGACACCGATGTTCAGGTTGACGATGAGATCGTCAGCGTTCCCGCCCGGGGCCGTGTATGCTCCAAATCCTTGATCACTCACTGGTTCGTACCTTCCTCTTTCCGACCGTTCTTGATGTAGTCCTCGAACTGCATAGCGTCTCTTAGGGCGCTATCAGCATTGCCAGCTGCATTGTTGCGAGTAGCGAAATCAAGCGCTACTGTGCGAAGATACCACTCTTGAACCTCAGGAGTCCTGGGATCAACAGCCCTATCTTCACTTGCATATCTTCCACTGAGACCGCTCATGCTGCGTTATTCCTCCGATGGTTGAATGCCTCAAGGATGTGGTCGAACGTCGGATCCCAGATCTCTTGGGGCAGATAGCGAAGACGAGACTTCGCACGGATAATGTCGTCATTGTGAGTCTGGAGTCCGTTGTGGAACTCCTTCCAGTCATCACCTAGGCGGCGCATGTGACCCACAACGTCGAAGTCCCGCCAGAGAACTTCCATGACTCGAGGAGTTGCAGCAGGGCGGACTAGTCGGAGACCAGATTGACCGTCTTCCCCAGTGAAGATCTCCTTCTCATGCAGAAGTACGATCAGATGACGCTGCCCGTTGGGGCCCTCAAGATCCCGCAAATCGACTAGCCAACGTCGGATCATCTCTGCTGATTGCTTGTAATGGTGCTGCATCGGGAGGAATTTGTTGCCCGGACCGCTCTTCAGAATCCACTCGAGGTTGCTGGATTGCATTGCATCCAGCGTATCGAGAACTACTGTCTCCCGATCAGCCCAGTCGTCCTTGGGATCTGCAAGCCGCTTGAGGATTGTATCGGCGGCTTCCCACTTGATCTTCCGAGCGATTTTGACCTTGCTGAGAATATCAGGCCAGTCGCCCAAGGCGAACGTGCTGTTCTCTGTATCGATGAACAGAGGTTTAGGAGCCGTCGCTGCGAACTTTGTCTTGCCGACGCTTTCTGCCCCGTACACGCCACATGACACAGTAGTCGAGATATCGATGCCCGATAGAATCTCGACTGGTCGAGGTCCGAATCCTATTTGGGCTGTCTGTTGAGGCGGCGGAGTCGGTGCATCTTGAGCTGTCGTAGCAGCCAGCGCTTGTCCGAGGTTGGGGAAGTTGGTAGTGTCAGTCATCAGTCCTCCACGTAAGTAATGCTCGAGCCAGCAGGCATACTACGAAACGCTACTTGACGGTCGTGGTTCACCTGAAGTGACTCCACAAGATCTTCGCCTTCAAGATTTGCGAAGCAGCCTCCGACCATATCACAGTTGAAGCAGGCACTGCTGATACTGCGACGAGCGGGGCGCTTCCCTTCCATCAGATCTAGAGTCGACTCGGCAAGCTGTATAAACTCCCGACGAATGTTTTCAAGCTGTCCGGGCGTCCAGATCTTCGGCTCCCGCTTGAAGAGCTTAGCATCCGGCTGAGCATCCATATCTTTGTAGATATAGGAGTTCAGCCGGTTGACCATAACCCCATGCACGTTAATGCCGTCAGCTCGCAACAGCATCTGATACAGCGGAAGCTGCAAGAACGTCTTAATACTCCTGGGCGGCCAGAGCTTATCGGCAGTCTCATGATCCCACACCCAGATCTGCCCATGAGAATCTATAGTGATGAGATCGACATATCCCTGTAGGACGAAACTCCTGCCACTTGGCGGAGTGACCAGAACTGCGAAATGCATCTCGATTCCTACAGGGGTGTGGCCGGCTAGGACATCACTCCTGACGTACCGCTGAATGAGTTGCATAGCTTTAGCAGCGGCAGATATCTGATCGTCGAAGTTGAGGCTGTCCATGATCTCCATCAGGACAACATTCATTCGGACTTGCACCCAGTCGTGAGCGGTCATCCCTTGGTCAGCTATGCACTGATAGAGATCCGCAAGGAACGTATGGGTGAACGACCCCATGTCAAGACGAGGCGAGTTTTTACCGGACTTCTGTCTCAGCCCGTACTTGATATACCAGAGGAAGTCGCAGCGGTCAGCGGTAGTCAGCTGACTGTATGAGAACAACGGAAGGTCTCGCCATTCCGGCGGAAACGACGCCTTGACTTCTGCCTCAGTGCGTCCTCTAGGCATCACTGCACCGGGAATGCGACTGCGAGATAGCTACACCATCCCAGTACGGCCAGCATGATGCTTGCTCCGAAGATGAAGCGAATCGCCTTCTTTTTGCGCTCTGCCCGCCGTTCACGAGCGTCCTGCTCCGTCTTGATCGCTGTACTAGCCTGAAAGACAGGAGCCGACGGTTGAAGCTCTTCGCCGTTTGCTCCTTTGACAGCAGGCGTGCGCAAGTTGCAATACCAGGAGCCGTCACGCTTTTGAGTGACATACACCTGTTGCCTGGATCGCTTTCCCATTACTCTGCCCTTTCTAGGATACCCAGCATTTGCCTGGTAGATGTAAGAGGGCCTGACGGCTGTCGGTTCTCAGTATCGGAGGGCAGACCGGCACGAGCTCGCGAGCAGCCGTCAGGATTCTTTCTGCTGCCCTTGATAAGGGCAACTTCACTTGGTCGAATGAACAGCGTGACTGTTTCTCGAAGAAGTCGAGGCTTGTGACATGAGACACTATGTACGAGCATTAATTTAGGACCGCCCCTGCCACGAAAGACGGCCCTATGCGGCTCGCAAGCGCAATTGAAGTTGCGCTGAATAAGCGCCTCTAGTTGAGAACGTGTATCCATCTGCCCTCTGCCCTTTGAAATTTCCGAGTGCATCCCCTGGGACCGATTACCCTGCTGGAGTTCTCAGGCACGCAGGGGATGCAGCTTCGGAGTCGCCCTGTCAGGCAAGACCCATCTAAGCACAAACTCCCGAGGTTGTCAAGGAGTAATTTTCGAGTGGATATATAACCAGAAGGCCTCGACAGGCGCCCACACGGACACAACCTGCCGAGGCCTTAGGGCCAGCTGTTCAGCTGTAAGGTCACTAACCCGGATGCCTCCGGAAGGATCAGTTACAGGTCCTCACTCACCTCTACTGTCCTATTAGTAACCCTATGAGGTCAGCCTTCGACCTGAACCCCGTCGACGACACCGGTCTCCGGCTGCGGGGCCGGCTCCTGGGGAGCGGGCTCCTGCGGAGTCTCCTCAGACGGAGTCTCCTCGTTGTCGTTGTCCTCGTCGTCGTTGTCGTTGGAGTCCTTCTCGGCCGCTCGGGCCAGGTCGAAGATCTCCTTGTCTTCGGGGTTGTTCTCGTCCAGCCGACGAGCGCTGAGGGTCGTCTTCCCCTTGGTGGGGTCGACCTGAGGCAGCTCGATCGAGAAGGTGTCCTGACCTTCGCCGGGCTTGCCGTGGTTGATCCCGTTCTCCTTGAGGAAGTCCTTCAGCTGAGCGACACCCCAACGACGAGGGGTCTCCGCCGTGCCGTCGCAACCCATCGTGCCGTAGTAGGCGGCCGAGGAGAGGCTGTTCTGGCTGGGCGGCAGGTTCTTGCCGTTGAGCTGATAGCGATACCGATCGCTGTTCAGGCCGGTACGAGCAGCAGTGCTGCCAGTGCTCCGACCGGAACCCCGACCGCCGCCGACCCGACGCTTCGGCTCGGGAACCGAGCTGACGTCCTGACCGAGGGTCTCGAGCACCAACTTCATGGCGTCGTAGGTGTCGAGCAGGGTCTTGCGCTGCTCCTTGAGCGGCGTGACGTCCGTCTTGGCGCTCTCGGAGAGCGTCTTGACACGAGCATCGATGTACTCCTGCATCGGCGTCCCGAACTCGTCCTCGATGCGATCGCTGAGGACGTGCATGAAGCCGATCATGACCTCGACCGGCAGCGACCGGAACGGAGGCAGGAAGCCGTCGAGGACCTGCTGCACACCTTCGCTGTTCTCAGCGGCGATCGTGCTGGTGACCGAGTTGCGGATGGCAGCCTCGGACCCCGACGCAGCCGAGATGCGCTCGTCCACGCTGCCGATCTGCTTGACTAGGTATCGGAGGTACTCGACGTCGACTGAGGGCTTGACGACGTCAGCCGGCGCCTGAGTGGTTGCTTCGGTAGTACTCATCTCTTCTCCCGTTTGGGGGCGCACTTCGCCCGACCAGTTCATTAAAGCACAGATACCGCACGATTACAAGAGGCGTCGCCCTAGATATCTGACAGTTCGACGTGCGTTGCGAACTGTTCGTGCCAGTCCGCAACGGTCAACGTGGAACCGTAGATGTCAGGCTGCGTCCGTTGGCCTTCCCGCCACTTGGCCAAGAAGTCCTCGACGTTCTGTCGAAGAACTTTCTCAAAATCCTCGAGTGTCATTTCATCATCCATTAGGATGCTCCTTTGGTAGTAGATCTAATTCTCTGAAGACACGCTCAAGCTCGTCGATAGTGCACCAGATAGGCGAGCCGTTTCCTCCAGCATCGAAATAGAACTTGTCATGCCCCTTGTCACGAGCATTCCGAGTTACTTCGGCTGGGCTGAAATAGTCGAGTCCATAGCACATATGAGTACCTTCGGAGTAATAGACCAACCCAAAGACCGGACCGTATCCAGGACTAGTCCATACTCCAGCTCGATAGACGTTGTTGTAGAGTGTTGTCTTCCGCTCTGTGTTGCCAAATAGTTCTACCTTAGTGAGCTTCACGTCGTTGTCGCTCCAATTCGATTACGTAGCTCCAGCTAGGATAAGGACCAGACTCATCCCAACAAGACTCACACACAGGCACCCACGGATTTGAGAACTTCCTCCCGCAACCCCCGCAATATCTGAGGTAGTGACGATATCGCCATGGCTCCGGCAGCCCGCACCAATTAGCTGAGGCGTCCCATCCGTGGTAGTAGATCCATCCGTCATCCCCCTCCCTGTAGGCAGGGTTCTGCATAGGCGATGGAGCGATGTTTTGATGAGGACATGTTCCTACAGGGGCGTCTACCACAGGACCCGCTTGGCAGCTACTTGAGAAGTACTAATACGAGCTGTGATCCGGTAGCGCTTGCCCTCGAATGTGATCTTGTCTCCCACGTAGAACATATGCCCATCACCTAGGGTGAGGATATGTTCCTTAGGGTTGTGATACCGTTCGAGGATCTGGTCCTTGTAGCGGCCGATGAGAAACCCTACAAAGGCCGTAATTATACTCACAATTAAGAGCGTCATTAATTACCCCTTATGTTTGCACTTGCGACAGCTACATAGCTTCCCGCAGAACTTACACGTCTCTCGACACATACTGTGGAGTCCATGCATACATGCGGTAGACATATAATGCTTGCAGCGAAGACGAAGGAAGCGGAGTCTAAGAGTCACGGTAGAATAGCCTCTTTTGTCGCTCGGCCTTCTTCGTGTTGATGCGTACATCAACTGGGATCTTCTTGACGAGTTCTTTGATGATCGGAGGATCTATTGTTTTCTGGAAGAACTGCCGATCCAGCTCTGTGGCTAAGCATGAGAGCTCATAAAACTCTGGGTGTGACACGTACAGAGGCTCTTCGTGGTCACGACACCACTGTTCTCGTCGCTGCCAATAAGCAAGAACCTCTTGATCTACCATCAGAATTCCTCAGCACATCCGTCCAAGAACTGGACGGGGTGGCGGCGTTTGATGCAGGTCTCATTGTAAACAAAGACCTCATCTGAATGGCGGCGAATATGCTCCAGAAGAGAGCTGAAAGTTACGTTGTCAGGTAGAACGAAACGCTCTTGCCCTTCGGAGGGGTGATCATCGCCGGCCTTGGTGTACCGGTAGCGGATAACCATCTCAGGCTTAGGTTTACGCATTAGAGACCTTCCAATATGTCGTAGCCGAATTCGTCGCCCTTAAGGGATACGCCCTTCTCTGTTTGCATGTCCAAGTCCTTGTGACAGGATGGACAAACCCACTCTAGATTGGCAGGATCATTATCGAGCACATCCTTGTTCTTGTGCTGCACCTGAAGTTGTCCCATCCCAGGATAGTACCCACCTGGAGCGTTCTCATCCTTTGGCGACCGTCCGCACCCGACCCAAACGGTTCTCCCGTTGGGAAGCGTGATCTGCTCACGGTTGACGCCACCCTCACGAGTTGATCGGCACCAATAGGGGAACTCTTCCTTTTCAAGGACAGCTCTACCCCGCTTGCGTCCCGTACTGCGTGGATCAAGAGGATCTTCCTTCATAGCTCGAACTCGGGATGTTCTTTATGTAGGTGCTTCTCCCATTCCCGGAATAGAAGATGGTTGGGCTCGTCCAACCGGTGCTCGTGTTTGCAGACCTCATCACATCCGCCGCACTTCCAACGCTTGGTGCAGCCGACCTTGTTGGCTTTCTTCTTCTGAATGATAGGTGTGCCATCTCGGACGATTTGAATCTCGAACGTTAGAGCATCACCGCTTTTAACGATCGAATTGACGGTATCCAATTTGGGTCGAGGCATTATCCGCTGGTACTCCATCTAGTAGGCCACTCAGGAACACAGTCACGCATAGATACGAGCGTGCCAAGAAAAGTCTCATAATCGCCCCATCCATTGGGGGGATTCATGGCTACAAATCGCTCAGGCTCCGCCTCAAGTCCCTTTATGATTTTATCAAGAAACTTAGCTCCTTCAGGACCAGAAAGACCGTCTAGCTTCCTGTACCACGAAACGTGCTCCTTATCTTTGAACTTGAATACCTCCTCAGGAACCGAACGTTGCTCATAGTCAACATCAAGTACAGCGTTCGCCATACTGTTGCAGTTGTGGGTATAGTTCCATTCGCCCTCAATATGACCTCGATCGTCTTCGAGATATGCATCCCAGCTCATTTAGGAAGCTCCGATACTTCAGCCGCAACGATTGCAATGAGTGCAACCGCACAGCAAACCAGTACAGCGATCACAGGTACTGCCCCTTTGGATAGTACTCCTCTTCGTCACCAGGTGGCTGAGGCAACATGCTGAAGAGAGCGTCCACGAAGTTCGGCTGCTGCAACGAATCAGGATGTACCCTCTGAACGTGCTCATTGAGCACTATCATGGCACACTGTCCGCAATGCTCAGTGATCATGAGATTGCATACCTTGCAGTACGGATAGTGCATCATCGGTCCAGCATAAGGATCGTGGATGAGCAATCCTCGAACATGAGGATCGTATGGCACATGAACGAACTCACGCGGCTGGTTAAACCGCTTCATCTGTATATCAAAATCAGACACTGTCTCTCCTACAGGATGCCGGTATCGGACATCCAAGAGTGGGTTGCCAGAAACTGCTCGAGCGGATCAGACCGCTGAAGGTTTGTACGTTCGTCCGGTGGCTCGAATAGGACGGTGACAGAGCGCATCGCATGACCGTGCTCACGTTGAATGTGAGCGTTAGCCATCGATAGAGCCATATGAATCGAATGCGCTGTTGTGATCTTGGGGCAGAGGGCACATGCGATCACATGAACCTCTGCGGGTTGATCAGTCATGAGTCCTTCTTAGAAGTCGTGAGCGCAGTGGGGACAGGTGTAGATCTCTATGCCCTTGATTGTACTTTTGTACGTTAGGATCTTGGGCAGTCGCCCATGATCATCTAACTCATGCGGATAGTGGTGCTTACCGAGGGACTGCAGAACTAAGAGATGAGATCGAATCAGTTCCGCCTCGGTACGAAACACGTGGAAGCATTCGCCGCAGACTCGGTAGTCAGTAGGGCGGAGAGGCTCACACTGGTTGTGGATATAACACCAGCCGAGGCACGGAGCGTCATCCCGGTTAGGAATCTTATCGTCCTTGCCTCGACAGTCAGGTGCATGAGGGATATCCACGTGAACACGTGGCGTCGGCTTCTGCCGTGAAATGAGATCGTGCATCTACCGCTCGTATCGAATTCGGGTGCCGTTGGTCATGTCAAGAGTCACGGCTTGCACTCCTACCTGTTCTATGGCAGAGCGCACGCAGTTGGGAGGCTCCTCTGTATATCCGAAATCAACGATAGAGCCATCGCACTTTTTTGTGATGAGCCACTTCAATCGATCGCCTCTTCCTTGCGAGTATCGAACCGTGACGGCGTGTACGGCGTCGTAGCGCCGACAGCGAACCTGTCTGAGATCCGATCCAGAAGATCATCGTCTACGTCAGCCATCTCATCGTAGAAGATGAAATGATTGCGCTCACCCTTGATACCGCTCATCACGACCACCCGAAGAAGAAGCGACGAACCTTCAAACGTATCCACTTCACTGCCCTACCTCCTGTTAGTATGTCGATCTCGATTGCGATTGTGAGTGATACTAGCAACCCAGCTGGAATCATCACTGACGCGTATATTGTCAGTGCCTCAACCTTATTCACCAAACCCCGCCCCACTTGCCTTGAGTCGGATTACCGTGCGGACCTTGCCTGTCGTTGCGCTGACGAATGCGAGCCTCTTCTGCTGCTCGAGCGTTATCTTCCATGCGCTTCAGAGCGGCGGCCTGCCGTTTGTAGAAGTCCATCGGCTTCTCGACTCGACCGATCTCTGCGTTGCGATCACCGCGAGGCGAACGAGGTTTGCTCCACCTGTGGACCCAGCTGCGATCTTTCTCGTCGTAATCCTCACCACCACCCCGCTGTGCATCTGGTGAGTGACCAGTCATACCGACGGCTTGACCGATGGCCTGATTGATTGCGTCTGTGATCTTGCCCATCAGTATTTCACTTCCTCGATCCAGACATCCTGATTGTCGAACTCGTTATCCATGTACTGCTTGAAATGACCCCACCAGTCATACGGTGCCATCTCCTCAGGCCAGCTGTCGTCTAGTTCTTCTCGAAAGAAGGAGTCAACATTAAGGCCCATCCAATGCGCGAACATCTCTTTAGTAAAGGCCACTATATCTCCCAAGAACTTTCGCCGCCGTATCCCAGAAGGAATAGCTGCCCTACTAGGGCCTCTGCCCCCTCTTTGCTGAGGCGATGAAGCTGGTTGACCCTGCCGTCACCAATTGAGACAATGACATCTTCTGAGCTGTCACCTACTGTATAGCACATGACAACCTCAGGATCGAGTTTATCGGGGAGGGGCATCGATCAGTCCTATTCCTAGTTCCCAGGCCGTCTTATGATTCCCCTCGCAGGTTGCAACGTGTGAGGGTATATAATCGAGTGGCCAGATCAACCAATCGTACTTGTCGCAGTACACTCGATCCTCGATTATCCACTGAGCATAGAAACCAATCCAGTAACAGAAGAAGGCTGAGAAGTACATTAAACAGCCTTCTTCCAGCCAGAACAGTGAGGATGCCTGATACAGCCGAGACGTCCGTCATACCCGGTGTGATATTCCCTGATACATGAGCAATGCTCACACCATGGAAGACGGCGTATGTCCCGTATCATGGCTCTTATGAATCCGTAAAGGACCTTGAACATCAGATCAGTCCGTCCTCTAGTGCCTTGCGCAGCGCTTGCCGCTCGAACATATCGTTGAACACGCCCTTCTTCTCGTCCAGGATCTGGGCGATGAATGCGTCCACTGAGGACTCAGCCTGGATGATGTCGATCTGAACGTTGTCGCCCTGCCCCATGCGATGCAGTCGATCCTCAGCCTGTTCATTCGAGCTGGGATTCCAGAACAGATCCAGGAAGATGCAGTTAGAGCAAGCGTGCTGGAGGTTCAGGCCGAGGCCCATCGCCTTGATGGTGCCCACTACAACTCGCACGTCAGACTGAGGATCGTTGAAGTTCTCCTGGATCAGCGGGCGATTGCGAGGATCCACATCACCCGTGATAGCAGCACTCCTGACCGGGCATTCGTTCCCGTCTTGATCCACCCACGTCATCCTCTCTTGCTCGATGAGTTCCTGTAGGCGATATAGGGGCTCCTTGAAGCAGGAGAAGATCAGCACCTTGGCATCGTTCGACATCAGCTCACGAATGCGATTCATGGCGTCATCGATCTTGGCAGACTCATCGCAATCCAGCGTGATGTCATCACCGTCTACGGTCTGGATTTTGACGCCTCGTGGATACAGAGCGATCTGACGCAGCCGTGTCAACTGAGCCAGGAAATTGGAGCCACTGATATATTCGCCAGCTTCCTGGTCCAGCCAGATGAACAAGCGCTCACGCATCTGGTCATACAGCTCACGCTGCTTGCCTCGCATTTGAACAAGACGCAGCTCCTTGACCTTAGCGGGCAGCTCAGGTTGAACCTCGGCCTTGGTACGGCGAATAACCATGTCCGCCACCGTGTTCATCAACTCATCAAACTGACCATAGCGGAAGCGACCATCGTAGGTCCCCAGGTACATACGCTCGAACCGGGGGAAGCTGTCGAACTCGTAAGCACGCTTGCCCTTGAGGGTAAGCAGGTGAAGCACTGTCCAGAACTCGGCAGCCCTGTTCTCGATTGGCGTACCGGTCATAGGTACGAAGTAGCCAGCTCGTTTTGCGAGGCGCTCCACATTGATGAACGTAGACGAGTTGCGGTTCTTCGCTGCATGAATCTCGTCAGCCACCATAATCGGCCACTCATGCTCGAACAGTTGAGGCGTTACCGATCCTTCGCCACGATCTCGTAGCTGAGCGTACCCAACGATTAGGGTCAGGCCCGTCTGGTGCGCCATTTCAACGAGCAGCTTGCGCTTCTCAGGGCCGCCTTCCAAAACGAGCGCTGGAGCAGTAGACCACTTGCGCAGCTCGACAGCAGTAGTGCCCTTGATTGAGTCAGGACACACCCACAGCGTTGCGCTAGTCCAGGGCGCATCCGGGGTCCAACCCTCCAGATGCTTGCTGAGCAGCTCAGGGAACTTGGGATGATGCTGGATCAGGTCAATGCCACCTCGAGCGATGAGCGTCTTGCCCAAGCCCATCTGATCCAGCTCGCCCACTCCGAACAGGCCACGATCGAGACCTGAAGCGATGAACTGCACAGCCACCATTTGATACTCACGTGCGGCGTGCGCCCACAACCAATCATGCTCATCGATGATGTCCTGCCAACGCTTGCGGGCATCTTCGAGCTGAGCGAATGCTTCCATCGCCTCAACACGGTGGCTGATGTCAGCCAGCAGTCGAGCCTTGCGCTCTTCAGCATCTCGCATCTGCTGCTCGACCTTGCGTCGTTCACGCTCCATATCCATGAGTCGAGAGCTGAACTTGGCAATAGCCTTTCGAGCCTCTTGGATGAAATGCTCGCGCTCGTCCTTGACCTTCTTCGCTTCATCACTCAGCGACTTCATCGCCGGCGCAATCAGCTCTATCGATTCGACAATCTCAGCGATCTCATCCTGAAGGGCTTTGATCTCAGGATCGCCAAAGACATCATCCCCTACAGGGGGTGCCGGCTCTTGAGGTTCTTTCTGGGGTGGGAGATTGAAATTGAACTCCATCAGACTGCCCTTTCTTAGGAGTTCTGATTGATGACTCGCTGACCGTTGCTAGTCAGGCTTAGGATCTCTGGATAGGTTCTCTGAACCAGGCCACGCTTGATGAAGGACTCGATGCGGCGACTTAGAGCGCCTTTGTTCATCCACTCGCTAGCGCCGAACTCGTACCATAGTACTGAGAACGTAGCACAGCCGTTGCCGATAGCTCGCAACAGCTTCATCTCTCGAATGGAAAGCATCGGTTCGTCCATAGTGGGAGCCGGAGTAATCGAAACTCCGCTGCAAGTGGACGTGGAATCACTTACAGGTTACCTACGCTCCCTGAGATTCAGGGATGGTTGACAGGATCTCCGACGTGCGGATCTGAGTCGTCGTACGGATCTTCCGGTAAGAACTGCTTGGCCACGCTCCCATACGGGCCACCCGGTCGATTCGAGCGCTTCTTGCTCAGGATCTTCTCAGAGACGAGGCTGGTGATCCGGCTCCACACCATGTTGACTTCTTGAGGTGTATGTCCCCCTTCGTAGAGGGTATCCAGTTGAACCCTCACATGCTCGAATAGTGACTCGATCGTGTCGTGTTGCTGTCGGATCTTCTCGATATCTTCGCTCATTGCTCTGCCCTTTCCTATGAGGCTACTTCGGTGATCTCGAAGTGTCCGCCTTCGCCGTCCTTGTCCGGAACCCAGTCCGCTTCGCATGAGTCGTCCGCAGGACAACCCTTCATGTCGACTCGGAACTCGACGATGACTGATTGAGTCTTGCCGTCGACGCACATCATGATCTTGCTGACCTCGAACTCGTCGCACTCAATGGTGCGCTTGTGCCCGGAGTCAACATTCTTGACTCGTGGACTCGAGCTGTTGTCGACAGCACCGATCCAGACGCCGATTCCCAGCACGAGGCAGGCCATACCGCCTCCGATAGAAAACGCCCCAGTAGTTTCGCTCATGTCTCCGCCCTTCAGATACTCGGTCGAATGCCGTCTAGCACGTCGTTTAGCTTGTTGCGCAGATCCTCGACTGTGAGCACGCCCCGCCGGAACTGCTCAACAAACTGCATTGCTGCATCGTGGCGCTCAGCTTCGTAAGCCGCCTCAACGATATAGTTGAAGTGAGCGTCAGAATTAGCGCTCACGATGCACACGCCGTTCGATCAGTTCCTCTTCGATCAGGAGGCGTTCCAACTCCGGGTCAGACACGTCACCCGCAGCGTGCTTGACCACCAGGTCTTGTGCTTCACTGATCGGAAGCGTCTCGATGTAGTCAAGAAGGTGATCATGACACAGATCAAGGTCATCTTCCAGCGGCATGACTGGGACTCGCAGGTACTTGGCGCTCTTGATGCAACGCTTGACGTAAGGCCATCGATCGGTGCGATCCTGTGCCTCACATCGACGAGCGTCCTTCTGAGGGTTGAAGGTACTCATTATCTGCCCTTCCTAGTAGAACATCACAACGCTCCGAACGTGGCGGAAGTCCGGAGCGTTGTGGGCTGCACTAGATCACAGGATAGGAGCCGTCGATATCCCAACCAACGACATGCCAGATGAAGCTACCGCGGTAGCCAGAGACATCCGTTACGCCCCAGTCTTCCCATTCGACTTCGATATCGAAGATGTGACAGCTCGGGAAAATCCGAGGCATGTCATCCCGAACAACTGAGAGCACATCGGCGATGAAGAAGAGAAGCTCGCCGAACATCAGTAGTTGAGGGTGCCGTCGACGATGCCGCCGACCAGTTGCACCTTGTCGTCGAGCGTCAGGGCCTTCAGCTCCTTACCGAAGTCGGCAAGGGACTCACCGGGGTGGCGACCGAAGTACTTGCTCAGCTCGGAGATGCCGGCTCCGGGCTTGTCGTTGATGGAGACGATCTTGTCGACGCCGTCGGTCTTAACAGCGGGATGCGTGTAAGCCATTTCAACTGCCCTTTCGGAGTAGGTCCTTTATCGCATAGAATGCCGAAGGATAGTGAAGCACATCCCAGGTGCTTTGTCAATAGAGGAAATAGGAGTAAATTATGAGTCTATTTTATCGCCTCCTTCCCGTCGTTTCAGCTCGATGGGATAGGTAGCTCGCCACTCCTGATGACCGGGGCCATACATCCATTCCCATGCATCTTCATAGCTCCAGCCTAAGACTTCACAGGCCCGGTTGAAATGAGTGTCGAACCTATGAGAGCCCGCAATGCTAGTAGCGAAGGTAGCCAATATCCCCTTAGCTAGCTCTTCAAGGATCTCTCGCTCGATCCCATCGTTAGTAGCTCGGATACGTTCGATCTCACGGGTAAATACCTCGGGGTTCATCATGACTGCTCAACTCCGTCGTTCGGTACGACGTGAAGACCTGTCTCATTGATCACGTCCACGATAGAGGCTCGCTCAGGCTCAGCAGGGGGCATAGGCGGCGATTGCGAGACGACTTGCTGATCCACTTCCTGCTGAGGGGGACGCAAGAACATACTAAAGTTCCGGGCGACCTCCATCGCAGCGTTCATGTCAAATCCTACAGGAGGTGTGCCGAACCTCTGGGCAAGGTCTCCACCTTCACTGAAAGGGACTCGATAGGACAGGATCTGTTCGATGACCTCGATGTCCTTCTTCAATTCCTTGAGCATATTGGCAATGAAGCCTCGCACGTCAACGGAACTGATCACGCCTCGCAGGTGCTGATGATCAGGAGCGTCAGCGTAGTAACTACGCACGAAGAGATAGATGACTCCCGCTGCACAGTAGACGATACTGGAATCCTGCAAGTGAGTCGCCGCCCATTCCGCTAAGTCTAGTGTCTTGTTGCCCCTCTGCACCTTCAACGAGCGAAGCACGGCCTGCTCAGTAGATATAGCCTCACCTGTTCCTTTGACGAATTGCGTCTTTCCACCTCGTCTCATAACTAGCCGATCGACTAGTCCTGCACTCTCAAGCTGAGTAACCCAAGCCCACGCCGTCTGATAGTGACAGCCGAAATGCACTTCGACGTCATGAATAGTGAATGCATCATCCCTCTCATTGATCCAGTCCAACACTATCTCTACTTGTTGATCGCTCAACCGGGATTTTCCCATGATATTCATTCTCCTTTATTGCTTAGGGTCGTATCGATCCTAGCATATACTAATCCCTTGTCAAGAAGAAACTCGAGTTTCATACGAGTTATTTAGGAATACTGAAACCTCGGATCAGTCATCACATCTCGCACTTACTGCCTCGACTTAATCGCACCTAACTCAACTGAAAGTCCTGAATAATTATTTAGGAGTTAATAGCGCCACTCACGAGTGATTTCAGTCGTCATTGGATCGGTTTGGAGATTTTCAGTGCGCACCCCTTCTGACCAGGTCTTTTGTAGCACTGAAATTTCTAAGACGGTTTCAACACATACCGAGAAAGTTTCAGTCTAAATTTTTTTAGTGCGAGAATCAGTCTTTGGGGACGAAAGCCCAGGTCAGGGTAGGTGACTGAAACTGAAGGCGCACTGAGAGCACTTAAGGATGGGAAGTGCTGCCCAAATCGTGGGTGTGCCCCACTATAAAGGGGCACACACGTCTGGGGTACTCAAGACGAAATGAGGAATGTTCCCACTCGAGCTCAATTTCGCGCACTGAAACGTAGATGAGAAGCGCATCGAGATTATGAGCGGCGAATCGAGTCAGCCCGCACCAGAGTACACAACGCGATTGCGAGCTGTGCCTAGACAAGACAAAGCGCCCCGGCCTGATGTGGACCGAGGCGCTTTGTCTGTAGGAAGGGATCACTCCTCTTCGGACTTCGCCTCATCACCGCCGACGATCTCCATGCCGAAGGTGACGCCCTCGCGCTCGAGGGTCCAAGGCTTGCCGAGCGGGGAGTCGATGCCCTGCGCACGGAGGTACTTCTCGAGTTCCGCAGTCGGGACGCCCTTGCCGTTGTTGGTCGAACCCTTGCCCGTCTGCTCCGTGATCGCAGCACCGAAGTACCAGGCGACCGAGGACAGGGTGTCCTGCTGATCGGACTGCTCGCGCCGCTCGCCATCGACCACTCGGTAGAAGTGTCCCCGCTTGCCCTTGCGCTGGCTTGGAGCGCTGGTCGTGCGGGGCGCACGCAGGGTGGGAAGGACGACGTCGCTCACGTCGATGTCGGTCGCCGCCGTGAACACGGTCACGAGCGCTTCGACCACGTCACGCTGCTTGGCGTACTGCTCCTTGAGCGTGGCGAGCGAGTTGTCGTCGCCGGCCTGCTTCAGGATGCCGGTCACGCACTCGTTGGCGACCTGCGCCGCCCACTCGTCGATCGCGTGCACGGCTTGTGCCAGCTGCCCGAGGTTGACCGTGACGGCGCCCTCGCCCTCAGCCACGTCACCCAGGAGTGAGAGCCAGCTGCGGGGGACGTCGTCGCTGTCCGAGAACGTGACATCAACGCCCATCGCCTGCTCGGTGGCCTCACGGGCTCGCTGAGCAGCGGAGCCCTGCTTCGCCTTGACGGAGTCCGCCAGTGCGGTGAGTTTCGCAAGCTCGCCATCCAGATATTCGCGTGTCAATTCCATGGTCTGCCCTTTCGCTTGTCGGGGTCGATCCCCGCTTGCGTAGCTAGCATAACATGGATCGGCTCGAATTGGAGGACTCTGCGTGTTGCAATCTCATTACGGAGTACGCTGCATGAAATGACATGGACCCCACCGCGAGTACACGAAAGTATTTGAAGTAATATGAGAGTGCATGAGGGATCTGAGGTACGAAGTAATACGAGGGAATATGAGGTAATACAGTATGACATGACATAGCACGAGGTGCATTGAGCACGAAGTAATATGAAGAAATATGAGAGGGCATGAGAGACCTAAGCACGATTTGATTTGAGGTAATACGAAATTATATGAGGGAATATGAGAGTGCATGAAATGACATGAGAGACATGAAGTCGTTCAGACAAGAATCGGCGACGTAGCGTAGCGGACTAGTGAATCGAGGGCTTGAATATTCTCCGTGTTATACCAATAGTTGTTATACTAGCACTTATCCGGATTTCGGAGTTCTGTTTGCTTCGCATCCCTAGGTCTGCTTTCATATGCGTATGGCAACACCTACGATCTCAGATCTACGTAGAGCCTTCTTCGGGGCAGGCACTACTCAAAGCGAAGCAGATGCGGAATACACTGCGCTGCTTGCGCTGTATAATCAGGGTGTGACTCTTCCGGGGATAGCTGGACAGTCTACTGCTGTCGCCTCTATCGGGAGCAAAGCAACCCCGTCGGCCTGGACGAGGAAGGTGATCAGCACTGATGTGAATGCTCCCGATAGTGCTCTCAGCTTCGAGAAGGGGCGGTGGACCTGTAGGATCGTGGGCGGGAACGGGCTCACCTCGAATAGACACGAGGTGTGGCTGCCGAATAATGTGCCGACGGCAGAATTCTCTCGGATCAGATCACGCTGGGCGTCGAGGCCTCCGGCGGACGGGATCATCCAGCATCCTCATGTGCATCGCTATCAGGCGGATGCCACCAAGCAGAGGGCGATCATCTTCTGGGACGGCATCTTCGGACAGCCCTCATGTGGAGTGTGGGAGTCGAACCTGGACGGGTCCGGCTTCGTCTCGGCGGGGGCTGCTATCCTCTTCTCGGAAGCGGTATCCGGAGGGTCGCATACCTCGAACGTAAGCACCTTGACCGTGCCGGCCGGGGCGGATACTCGATGGAGGGTCGGTGAGGCGATTACCGTCAACGTTCAGGACACTACCTACAACGGTACCTGGATTATCTCGGCGGTGACGTCTACTACTATCTCGTACGCCCGTATAGCGGCCAACGATCCGGCCTCAGGCACGGGCTTCATCTTCCCTGTAGGAGCCGGAGCCTTCAACGCTAGTGCTGCTCAAAGGAACTACGCCTTCACCGACGCAGTGCGAGCGAACGGGATCGTAACCTCGGTCGGGTTGCCGGCCGGGCACGCACTCAAGGTAGGGGACTGGGTGATCGTGGACGCTGCCGATAACACGTATGATATGGCTCGTGCGGTGATCTCGTCGGTGAGTCAGGCGAACAATCAGGTGACCTGGCTCCAGCCGGGGGTTGCTGATGACGCTTCGGCCGGGGCAGGGACTCTCGTCATGAACAATCCGTTGATGGTGGAGAGTCAGCTACTGCCTGGGCCAGTGTTGCAAGCGAGGATGTGGGGTGGGGTAGGGCTCGACCTGAACGGGAGTACTCCGGGGCCGATGCCCAATGGTGATCCTCAGTGGGGGGATCCGTTGTGGTCGGCGTCCTATGATCTGAGCACGATAACGGGTGCTACTCTTCCTACAGGAAGGGGACAGATGGGAATCGGGGCCGCCCATCACTCGAGCAACTCGGAAGTGCAGCAGGACAACATCGAGATGACGGCGCTGTACGCCTACTAAGGAGAAGGTATGCGGAGAGACTGAGTTCGAGCATGAAGAAGCCCCGCCTGGGTCTCTCCGGAGCGGGGCTTCTTCATATGTCCGCAGCAGCAAGGTGCACTGTGGTACTGCGGACACAGGACAGTGTATTTTGTTGTAGTGCTGGCTAGGCGAGTGTAAGCCATGCCTCCTTACGGTGGTGATGTGCCTCTAGATCCTCCGATAGGTGCTCGACTGCTCTTCGGCTGTGATTGGATAGGGGTGGCCTGATGTGTCGACAGCGACCCATCCGTGCCAGCCTTCGGGTACGTGAAGGACGCCTTCCTGCGTCTCGATCTCGAAGGGGCCGTCGCATTCGACCATGCGAGTCGGCTCCTTCTTCTGAAACCACTCCCACGCTTCGGAATCCATGGGAGGGATGTTGTCCTTGGTGAAGCGAGTGATTTCCGACGTCATTCGCCATCTCGCTTCGGATGTGACGTCGTGTTCGGATACCGGCCTTCAGGCTCGTTGCGAGCAAGCGATGCGATCGCCAACATGCAGGAGCGGTCGTTGCGCTTCAGGACATCGAGGAGCTCTTCGCTGGCCGGGCAAACCTCGACCAACAGGTGTCCCAGCTCTTTGAAGGCATTGCGGACGGCCTGCATCTTGTCCATCGTCTCCTGGAACTCGGGACGGTGGTAGCCGTGGTTCCACTCAACGGCATCGTGCAGACGATCCTTATCGATATACTGTCCCATCACTCTCCTTAGTTGCTCATATAGCTTGCGGTTGACGAATATAGCTGACACAGTCGGGCGCTCTGGTTCCCACATCCAGAGCGTCCTCAATGCCTACTACGGTTCGTCGAACCAGCAGGGAATAGTGTCGTCGTAGCCGGAGCCAGTGAAGTACTGGTTGGGTTGGCCCGGATACCACCACGTGAGGATGTAGCACCGTCGATGACCGGTGTAGATGTTGTGAGTCATACAACGGCCGTGCGCAGTGTTCTCGCTCAGATCAGTCCACCAGGAGTGGTCGATCAGGTAGTTGGAACCCTGGACGGTGGCGGCGCAACCGAACACCGAGTTGTTGTCTGCGTTGTGAGCCGCAGCTTGATCTGCGCTGAGGCCCACGGCAGCTACCAGCACGAATGCGAAGGCAACTACCAGTCGCTTAGCTTTGTTCATGTGTCTCCTTGTCCATATCTATTGCATCGATCCAGGCGGAGCACATAGCCATCACCTGAATGAGCTCTTCACGAAGATCGTTCTTGAAGCGGACTCGATTTGCAGCCGGAGGATCAGTTACGGCAAGGTCGGCTTCCTCATTGATGATCTTGGCGACTTCGCCAACTTCCTCAACAACTACTGGCAGCCACTTGGGACTGTCGAACTCCTTGCGCTCCATAGACCAGCCGTGAACATCGTGCTTGATGTGGGCACGAACTCGTTCGTTATGTACTTCTCGGGCCTGTTCGCTCAGATCATCGACTGGCCCATCGGTGACGAAATTCGGAAGGTCCCTCATCGATCCTTCTCCTGCCGATCCCAGTGATTGAAGACGGCGTCGTAGATGTCCCTCGCCCAACGAGCGTCGACGAGCGCATCGTGCTGTCCCTCAGGCACGGGCACACCCAGTGCGGCGGTTAAATCTTTGCTCGACCAGGGCGGCTGTAGGCCAAGTCGACCGGCGACCATTGCCTCGACGTCGACGAGGTGATAGTGCCAGGGCAGCCAGCTCGAGTTGTCGCTGTACGGGGGACCGGAGTTGATGAAGATCGCTGCCAGCCGTTCCTCATCGAAGGACACGACGTTGCCGACCAGGTGAGGCTTTGTGTCTCCGTTACCGACGCCCTTCATGATCGCATCATTGAACTCACGGCAGAAGATCTGTGGATGCGTTCTGCCCTCCAACGTCGGATAGCGCTCGTGGAAGCGGCCGATGTCGAGCGATACCGGATCTGAATTCCTCAGACTCACAGGAAGGAACCAACGGTATTCGATGTCGTTGTCCTTGTGCGGGAAAGTCTCAGCGTTCTGACGAACAACGAGGCCGACTTCCCAGACCTCGGTAGCACGAGCGCTAAACGGTCGTTCGAGACTAGTGGTCTCAATATCGACGAAAGCTAAGTTAGTCACTTTCTAGCTTCTCCCTGAGGGTCATGAGATCCTGGTGGACCTCCCATTTAAGATCTGTGAGCAGGCAACCGTGGCGGAGCATCTCTTCTGTTATTGTCTTCACATGCAATGCGAGAACAGCCCAGAAGGTCTCGACGGGCAGGTATTCGGGCAGCTCGAGGTTGGACCACCAGTGCTCTCCGAGGGCGTCGTTTGCAGTTACCATCAGGTAACTGAATCTCACGTCCATCCTGTCAAGAGGCGAAAGTTTCATCGACCATTTCCTCGAAGATGTGGGTAAGTACGAACTCAAGATCGAGCCCCATAGCGATCGTGGCCAGGATGACGACTGCCTGAGGGTTAGCATTTATCCCTTTATAGACAGTAATCATCGAATCGTAGCAGTACTCTTTATGAACCTTCCAGTTATATCGCTCTTGGAAGTACTTCATGAGCCGGCCTGCTAGAGCTGCTTGTTCGTTTGAATCCAGATTAGCCCAGTTCTCGTCTGGAACCTCGATGCGAAATGCTGTCATGACGGAATATAGATGGTCTCTTTTTCTGGTGCCGGCACGAAGCACCGAGGACAGCAGAACCAACAGAAGTTAACTCTCTTCCCGTCTAACTCGAACGGGTGTATCTCTTTGTAGTTAACTTCTGCCTGGCAGGTATCGCAATTGAGTATTTCCCCAGACGCTAGTGCGAGTTCGTGTCGGTCCACTGATTGCTGCCCATTCTTTCGTAACTTTGATGCTCTGCATAGTGAACATCGGAGGATCTGCGATTGGCTTGTGTGCCCACAGCCTGCCCAGCTCTGCGGGAATACGCCGTTTGGGAACTATAGGTGTAAGTCGGGGAGGGCCGTAATCAAACGGCTCAGGATTGGGTAAAGGCTGTCGATCTCTTCGGGTCTCTTGCTCTTCTTGTTGGCAGTAGATTGCCAGACCGCCCAAGAAGAGCATTGTTGCGATGATCCAAAATGCTGAAAACATGATTGCCTCCTACATCAGAAGAAACTTCCTTGCGCTGTTCTCTTGTCGATCATGTCTAGGAAGGGCTTCGAGAGCTCGGTGACGATTCCGTGTCGTCCGAGTTTCTGAGCGACGATCCCCGTCGTACCAGCACCCCCGAACGGGTCAAAAACGGTGTCCCCGACCATCGTGTAGAGCTTGATGAGCCGCTCTGGGAGTTCCGGTGGAAACGGGAATGGATGGCCCAAGGTTCGAGCTTCTCGGTCAGCCTTGATCTTCCAAACTGGATTGGAGAGCCATTCGCCCTCTTCTTTGCCGAGCTTCGACGCTTCTTTGACATCTTCGGGATAGTCCTTAGGATCGATCCGGCGGCTCTTGAATTTGAGCGGCTTTTGGAAGACCAGGATGTGCTCGTACGTGTTGGCTGTGAGCACACCCTTCGGATACGGCCACGATCCAGACGGCGGCCTGTAGGAGGCGCCTTTATCCCAGATGAAATCCTCGCGGAGGACAAGACCGATGGCTTGACAGATCAGGATTGTTTGAGCTACATTCACAAACATCCCATCAGAGCCTTTGGGAATGTCGTATATGTTGATGGCTAAACGACCTTCATCTGCGAGCAGTGTAGAGCACATAGTCCAGACTTGGCCCAGGAACCTGTGGCAGTCTCGAAATGACTCAGGATCAGGGAAGGTGACGTAGTCGTCTGTCGGTTGCTCAACGCCCGGGTAAGGTGGAGACGTCACGATCAGCGATACGGAAGAGTAGTCAATGACTTCCGGAGCGTTCAGGCAGTTTCCCCAGTATGACTTGAATGATCCACGAGCTCCCTCGACTTTGTCGTCGTGGATGAGCTTAGGCTCAAACTGGTCACCGATCAGCGGTAACGAGGTCACATCTGCCCTTTCATGATCTCGGTTTCTACGAAACGTATGATCGCTTCTCTGAAGACGGCAGCTTCAGGTCCTTCACCTGCGAGCTGTTTTACCTTCCAGTAAATATCCTCAGGAAGCATGAACGCCACACGACGCATTGGGAGACCGCTGGGGTTCGTACGTGTACGACGAACTCTCTGTGTCCCTGCCACCGATCCAAGCTACCATAACTCCTAGAGCGTGTCAAGGAGTAATATCGAGGAAAATTGTTAGTAGTATAACAGTATGTCATACTACGGGCATGTCGCTAGAAGGCGGTGAGAATCCCGTCAAGCTCATACGCCGCCAGAACGGGTTGAGTCAGAGAGCCGCAGCTGAGAAGATTGGATGTCACTATCAGCTTGTTTACATGTCTGAGCATGGGATGTACTGGCGTATTCCGGTCAAGATAATTGATTGGATGCTCGAGAATAGCCCATATACCAGATACGAAATTGAGGACTCGTACGCTGTCTTTAAGGTGCAGCATCGTAAGATAGCTATAGACGAGTACTCTCTGGGATCGCTTGATGTTGATGCATTAGGTAAGCCCGGTGAGAATCCAATAGTTAGACTCAGGGAGAGTCTGGGCTTGAAACAGTCTTCCTTTTGCAAGGCTCTATGCATACCGGTAGCGGTGCTTTATCTGGCAGAACATGACGGCTTCTTGCCCAATGTTCTTAGAGTGTCACTACTGGATCTATCTATACCGCTCGCTGTCATTGAGGAGATCGACGCAAGATTCGAGATTATGTGATGGCTGAACTCGATCCTACTCAAATCAAGATAACAGAGCAGCAGAAGAACTGCCTCTTGTTCATTCAACAGGAGTATTTAGTCGACGGCGCCATTCCTACAGCGGCTCGCATTTCGGACACGTTTGGCGTAACTCCTCAAACAGCTAAGAGATGGCTGGACTCTCCTGAGTTTGAATACCTGCTGGGGCGAGTAGGTATTGCCAAGCCCGACGTAGTAGGTGTCCTATCTGCTCGACAGTTGACTCTGGTCAATATGCTGTTCAACCTGGGCGATCGTCGCTCGGAACGAGAGAAGTGCGAAGCAGCGGGGGTTAAGCCGCAGGAGCTGAGCGCATGGAGAAGGGATTCGACCTTTAACAAATACATGCAGGATCGAGCACAAGCTCTCTTTGATGACAGTGGCGACGTTGCCTATATGGCCATCCTGAAGCAGATGAAGGGTGGAGATATGAAGGCAACTCAGCTATATCTTGAGATGACTGGTAAATACCAGCCGTCTGTGAGGCATGACGTCAATATCGACGGGTTTCTGCTCGGACTCGTTGAGATTTTGCAACGGAGGATCCCTGATCGCCAACTTCTCGAGGTTATTGCCGGTGATATCGAGAATTTGAGGCTAGGCAAAGCGATCGATTTTGACTCAGCACCGGCTATCATCGAAGTCCAAGCAACTCCGACCTTGCAACTACCCGGATGGGGAGGTAAATGTGTCAACTGTGACTGTAACTCACACATTGAAGGATCAGGGTGCTGTGAACATGCCTAACGTCCCGATTGAGGTACGCCTCAGCGAGACAGGTTGGCGTGGAGATGACTCTCAGATTCCGACGAAGCAGCCGTATGTGACCGATGCAGCAGGCGCTTGCGCTATGATTCTTGAGAGGAATCAGGACATTCTGCCGGGCGGCTCCGCTACGTATTATATTGCTTCCGTCATGTTGCCTCCAAAGTATGGGGGTCCCAAGCGCTTCACATTCCGGGCTACTATCACACAGTCCTTGATCGACTCCATCGTGGCCGTCTAGCCCTGTAGGAGCTATGGCTTTCCGTAAGAACCGCATTAGAACCGATGACGAGTTTAAACTACGTATAGTCGAAGGCTTGCGTAGAGCTGCTCGGAGCCCAAATATACACGGCTATGAGCCGCACGATAAGCAGGTAATCTTCCATATCTCGCCTGCTCGTGGTAAGCTCTTCATCGGGGGTAACCGGTCAGGGAAGACGGTCGGCGGGGCCGCTGAAGCGGTGTTCAGGGCTACGGGACGCCATCCCTACAGAGCGGTGGAACCGCCGCCCACCTACGGCCGGGTGGTGGCCGTGGACTTCGTCGAAGGCGTCGAGAAGATTGTTAAGCCTGAGATCGCACGGTGGCTTCCTCCGTCTGATCTCTTAGGTGGTTCTTGGGAGTCTGCTTATGATAGTAGACTCCGGGAACTTACTCTTAACAATGGATCCAAGATCGAGTTCATGTCATACGATCAGGATCTTGAGAAATTCGCAGGCACTAGTCGACATTGGTGCTGGTTTGACGAGGAACCTCCCCAGGATATCTGGGTTGAGTGTCTTATGCGTCTTATCGACACTGGCGGTGACTGGTGGATCACCATGACTCCGGTTGAGGGCATGACATGGACGTATGACGATATCTATGAACGGTCTAATCCCTCACACGAGAAGTATGATCCCAACCTATTGGTGGTCGAAGTAGAGTCAGCAATGAACCCTCACCTGAATGAAGGTGAGCTTGAGATCTTGCTGGCTGGTTTGGATGATGATGAAAAGAAAGCACGTCTACGTGGGCAGTATGTACAGCGTGGCGGTCTCATCTATCCTAACTTTAACGAGAACATCCATCTTATTGATCCTATCAATCCTAAGCGATTGGCTCAGGATCAATGGCTTCATTTTGCTATGATGGATCATGGCATCCGAGCTCCAACGGTCTGGCTATGGGCAGCTATTGATCGAGAAGGCCGGATGATCGTTTATGATGAGTATCACAAGGCTGGCGAGATCATTAAGGTCCATGCCGCCAATGTTCACGCTTACAACGCACGGCATGGAGTGGTACCGTCATACAATGTGGGTGATCCTAGTATTAGGAATAAGGACCCCATTACTGGTACCTCAATTCAAATCGAGTATGTAGATCACGGCATCCCGATCGTTCTCGGTAATAATGACTTTCCTGCTGGCTCAAACGCGGTGCGGTCGAAGTTCGGTGGAAACGGTATTAAGCAGTCACTTTGGATTACTAGGAACTGCCCCAATCTGGCTTGGGAGTTGAAGCGTTATCGGTTTGCACTTTGGGCTAACAAGAAGATGGATCGTGAGAAGAACCCTAAGGAAGAGCCCAATAAGAAGGACGATCACTGTTGTGATGCGTTGAGATATGGAGTGGCATCTCGACCCAAGGTAGAAGATCTCTCGATTCCCGAGGGAATTCAGAGGCCGGTTGGTTCAGGGCCTGTGAATCCCTATGGTGACCGGGTAGATCCAGACACCCTGATTTCGGCCGCAGCCCGAGATCGCATGATGGTGGACGAGTTCCTCGGAAGCGAGTGGTGAGAGGAAGAACGATGAGCTTCAAGGTTCTGACGCGTGACGAGAACGGTGGTCCGCACCGGGTTCTTCACGAGATCAACGACAGGCGAGTGACTCGAGTTGGCCTCGTCACTCGTACGGGCGAAGCTGGTGGCGCTCGTGTCGATGCTGACATGACCGAGGTCCTGATCGAGTTCGAGTATGCCCAGCAGGATGGGCGTCCGACTCTTCAGGATGTCGAGGCTCAGCGGGGCCGGACGCTGACTGGTGACGAAGCGCAGGAGCGCATCGATGAGCTGGCTCAGCTTCCGACCAATTCCAACAGCGGTCTCGATCTGATGCTCGACGCCTCGCACAAGGAAGCCGAAGAGCGGGCGGAACAGGAGCGGCAGGCCGAACAGCAGGTTGCTGCTGAAGATATTGGCGAGACGGCGCCTGAGCTGGCTCCTGCGGAGGATGCTGTCGATGACGGCACCGCTTCTCCTCCGCAGGAGCCGCCCGTTGACGATACTCCGGAAGAGCCTGTTGTCGATGAGACTCCGGAGGAGCCGGAGCCGCCTGCTGATTCCGACGCCAGCAACATCGACTTCAAGCTGACGGATCCCCAGCCCGAGTAGATGTACACCTTTTCCGTTACACCCGATCGCCCGCCCCACGCTTGCATGAGTTGTGGGGCGGGTACGGATCGGGAGTGGTATCTTGATCTTGGCGAAGACCGAGGGTCTCTCGACGAGATCATGAATACGATTTATTTGTGCAACCTCTGTCTTACCGCAGCGGCCAAGGACAAGAACCTCGTTGATCAGTCCCCTCTTCTTGCTCGGATCGAAGATCTTGAGACAGAAGTGTTCAACTACAAGACCAAGGCGGAGGCCCTCGAACATGGACTTGATGATCTCATTCGGGCTCGGATTTTCGATTCCGGCGCTCCTGCTTATCGTGATCTGCGTGATCTTCTACAAGCTCGTGATCAAGCTGATGGAGGATCACAAGAGCCGGGAAGCGATGTATCGGGTGTGGGTGGAGCAGCTCCTGAACCGGGCCCAGGCCCGAACTTGGGAGCAGTTCCAGCAGGCTTCAGCTTCGATGGTGGTGCTGCCTGACTCTGAGGTGCATCCTGTAGGAATGTCGGATGCTGAGGAACTTCGTCGAGCTGGCCTCTCGATGGATGATGTTGATATTGATGCTTTGTCTCGAATCGCAGGGATGACTGCTGATGAGCATGGTAACGGCACAATCGGCGCCTAAGACCAGCTCCCTCATTCAGGGGACGGGCATCGCTGACGAAGATTCGGGTGACTCTGGTTTCAACCCGATGAAGGCGCTTGAGCGCATTCGCCAGAAGAATCGGGAGCCTGAAACAGTCAAGTATCTTGAATCTCTGTTTGAGCGTGCGAAGACCGCTCGATGGAGGTTTGAGAGTCAGTGGGTTGTGAATCTGTCTTACTACTTCGGTAAGCAGTGGATCACCTGGATCAATGGGACTTCGCCTGATATCGCTCGTCTCTACGAGCCACAGGCGCCTCCGTGGCGAGTCCGACTGGTAGTGAACCGGATTCGGCCTGCCATCCGTCGTGAGATGTCAAAGGTGATGAAGGAGAAGCCGACGGCTTATGTCATCCCTTCCACCACTGACGACTCCGACGTAGCTGCCGCAAAGGCTGGGGAAGCCATCTTTGAGCACCAGTGGCGGACGCTCAAGATGAAGAAGCACATGTGGATCGCTCAGTTCTGGCGAGCGTGCACGGGCACAGGTTTCATCAAGGACTGGTGGGATCCTAGCGCTCATGCAGAGATTGGGCAGGGCAACGTCTGTGTCGATGTTCCTACACCGTTTCATCTTTACTTCTCGAATCTTGAGCAGGACGACATTGAGCGTCAGGATTACCTAATCCACGTAGCGATGAAGTCGCCGTCTGACGTCAAGGCCCTGTACGGAGTTGATGTTCATCCTGATACTGTCGAGAAGTCAGGCGGTGTTATTGACTCTCGATTCTGGAAGGCTCTTAATCTGGAGCCAGGCGAAGTCAAGCAGATCGCTGTCAAAGAGATCTGGATCAAGCCCAACTCTCGCTATCCCCGTGGAGCGATGTTTGTTTGGGCCAACAGCAAGCTGCTCTGGAGCTCGGTCGATGAAATGACTGGGGAATACCGCTGGCCGCTCTATAAGCTCGAGTATCCTTTCACGGATTTCAAGGGCGTTCCTACAGGGCGGTTCTATGGTGACTCCTCGATTGTGGACCTGTTGCCGTTGCAGAAGGAATACAACCGAACGCGGTCTCAAATCATCGAGGCCAAAAACCAGGCGTCGAAGCCTCAGTTGCTGGCTCCGGCTGGTTCTATCAATGCCAACAAGATCACATCTGAGCCAGGACTGGTTATTTTCTACACTCCTGGTTATGAAAAGCCGACACCGCTTCAGTTGACTGGACTTCCTAACTACGTTCTCCAGGAGTTGGATCGAACGTTGATGGATATGGCTGACCTGTCTGGTCAGCATGAGGTCAGCAGTGGTACTGTACCTCAGGGCGTGACGGCTGCGTCTGCTCTGTCGTTCCTGCAAGAGCAGGACGATACCATGATTGCGCCAATCATCGAATCGCTCGAATATGGGGTGGAGCGGCTGGGCCGGCACATCCTGTGCCATGTTCGAGATAACTGGGATCTTCCTCGTGCTGTTAAGGTCTTTGGACCGGACAACACATGGGAGATTAAAGAATTCAAGGGTGACGATCTCAAGGGCAATGTAGACTTCAACATCCAGGCTGGCTCGGCGATGCCGAGATCGGTTGCAGCCAAGCAAGCGTTCATCATGGAGCTGATCAAGATGCAAGTGATCACTCCTGAACGTGGTCTGCGCTATCTCGAAATGGCCGAGACTGGTCAGATGTATGAAGAGATGATGATCGACCGGCGACAAGCCGAGCGTGAAAACATGAGGATGTCGGATCCCAGTATTCTGGTGCCCGACTTCTCTGGTATGTGGTTGAACTTGCAGTCTCAGCTCGGAGGCCAGACCGAGCTGGGATCGGGCATGGATGGCGCTGTTCCTGGTTTTGAGGGCCAAGGTCCTATGCAGCCTGAAATGCCCATGTCGCCGGCGGCTCCTCCTATGGGGGACATGGGGATGGAGTCGCCGGCGCTATCGCCTCAGACATCGCCATCCGGTCATATCATGAACGCCGGTCCTCCATCTGCTAATCCCGAGGACGCATTGACGGGTGGCGGTATGGGCGGCGGTGTGCCAGGGATGGAAGGTATGGAGGGTATGATGCCCTCGCCTGCCCAGGCTGGGTTGCCTCTGCCTCCGCCTCCTCCGGTTGTTCCGGTTAACACCTGGGATAATCATGAGGTGCATATCCAGGTTCATAACGACTATCGCAAGCGGCAGGAGTTTGAGAATCTGGATCCACGTCTCAAGGAAGAATTCGAGAGACATGTGGAGATGCATCGATCGGCAATCGGTCTGCCGCCTAGTGTAAACCCAGAAACCGCACGCCAGATGATGACCATGCAGCAGCTCACTCCGCAGCTGGCTCTCCCCGGCGGTGCTCCTCCCGAATCAGGCATGATGGAAGAGGGTGCGCCGCCGGAGGGTGAGCTTTCAGCAGGGCAGGGAGCCCCCCTGTAGGAGGCACTATGCAAGCAGCACAGCAGCTCGGCAACTTCATGAACTTCACGGCTCGACAGGGTACTGCGACTCAGAAGGAAGTCCAGACTCTGACGGGCGGTGCGACGAGCGGCACGTTCCGGTTGTCGTTTGGCACCCAGCAGACTGGAGTTCTCAATTTCAACGACTCGGCTGCAACCATTCAGACGGCGCTTCGAGCGTTGTCGAACATCGGTCCTACGGGTGTGTCCTGCACCGGCGGCCCTCTCAATACGACCCCCGTCGTGTGTACGTTCGATGGACCGTATGCAGCTGTTGACGTCCCTCTGCTCACCATGCAGAGCATCAACCTGGCTGGTGGCACGGTCACTCCATCGGCTACGACTGCCATGGCGTCGAAGTCGTTTGCTGCTCCGCTCATCATGGACGATGTTGCCACGATGCGGTCTCGGCTCGCAACCATCAGCGGCACGACGTTCACGACTGCTGTCCTTGAGAAGATGACTCTCAACGACATGGTCTACGCTCTGCGTGTACTGGACTATCCTCAGACGATCTAGTCATGCCTTATAAATCCGAAGATCAACGGGCATTCATGCACATCCACCATCCGAGGATAGCGGAACGGTGGGACAAGCGGTACGGTGGAAAAATCGGAGGAAACAAAGTGCCTGCATACGGTCGTAAGGCGAACTCTAGCGCTTTCAGCGGTGCTGTTGCTCGTCGTTTGAAGGCTCGTAGGTCTGGTCTGTCGACCATGCCCGGGCGGCGAGTCGGTGCCAATCCGACTCCGGGGGTCCCTCGCAAGGTCGGTCGTATGAAGCCGATGGCGTCAGGTCGCTCGATCCCAATGGGTCAGACTCCGAAGAAGCCGATGCCTTCAGGCCTCGTGAAGTCGGGTTCGCCGTTGCAACAGGCAATCCAGCGGCGCATCGAGAAGAGCAAGTCCCAGCAGTAGAGATATGTAGGAGCACCCTATGTCTGCTGGTCGGGCATAAGGGTAATCTGACCGTGTACTAGGGATATAGAGAGGTCCCCATGAGTGATCCCACCGCAAACGCTCCAGTGTCCTTTGAGGGCATGGCTGCTGGTCAGCAGCCTGAACCTCAACAGCAGGCTGCCCCTGCGGCTCCACCTCAAGAGCCGGACCTGAGCGAGTATGCTCAAGCACTTCTTGGCGAAGTGCCCGATGAGCACAAGCCGATTCTTCAGCAGTACGTCTCGAAGTGGGATGCTGGTATTCAGCGTCAGGTACAGACGTTGGATGCCCAGTATGGACCTGTCGCTCAGATGCTCCAGAACGGTTGGAGTCCCGAAGAACTTCTGGCTGCGGCCGAGTTCGTAGATCTTGCTGGCCAGGATCGTGACAAGGCACTTCAGATCTTGAGCACCACCTTCGGGTGGGAAGAACAGCAGCCTGGTCAACAGCCGCAGCAGCAACAGCAGCCTCCTCAGCAGCCGGTCATCCAGCTTCCACCTCAACTTGAGAAGCAGCTTGGCGACATGAGCAAGTTCATGGAGCAAACTGCGTTGCAACAGCAGCAGGCGGCTGCTGAGCGGCAGCAGGTCGAAGCTGACCGGCAGCTCGATGAATTCATGACTCTTCTTGAACGGGAAAAGGGCCCGTTTGATGAGGTCTTCGTTCTGGCCAGAATGCAGCAGGGTATGGATGCTGCGCAAGCTGTCGATGAGTGGAATGCCACTCTCGCAAGCTACAGCCAGAGCAATGGCGGGGATCAGACGCCAAGGCTTCCTGCTCCTCCAGTTCTGAGCGGTGGCGCTGCTTCTACGGGTCCGACTCCGCTTCACAAACTATCGGACGCCGATCGTAGAGCAGCTGTCATGCAATTCGTGCAAGCAGCAAACCAGTCACAGGCGTCATAGGAACGTCGGAGGAGAACATGCCTGCAACCTTGGCTACGGTCGATGCGCTTCTGAAGGAGGTCTACGGACCTCGCATCGAAGACCAACTTCAGAGTGAGGTCGTTCTTCCTCGCCGCATCGAGCGGACGAGCGAAGGCGTGACCTCCAATGTCGGCGGCAAGTACGTCGACTTTCCCGTCAAGGTCACTCGAAACCACGGTATTGGTTACCGTGCTGAGGGTGGCCAGCTCCCGAACTCCGGGAACCAGGGCTATGCTGAGGTGCACGTTCCCCTCCGCTACGGCTACGGTCGTGTCCGGTACACCGGTCAGCTCATGGAGCTGGCGAAGACCAACGTTCAGGCTTTCACCAATGCGATGGAGTCTGAGAACGAGGGTCTGAAGAACGACATCGCCAAGGACTCGTCCCGTATCATCTACGGTGACGGTACGGGTCTGATCGCCACCCTCGCCGACACGGCAACGTCAGCCACGCACGTGGTCGACAACGCTCAGTGGATCCAGCGAGGCATGATCGTTGACGTGCTGGTCAAGTCGACCGGTTCGCCTACAGGCGGTCTGCAGAACGCAACTGTGACGGCGGTTGTCTACTCGACGAACACGGTGACGTTCTCGGCTTCGTTCACGGCTGCTACCACGCAGGGCGTCTATCGAGCCGGCTCGTACGGCCTAGAGCCGTCGGGCATGGCCAACATCGTGAAGGATTCGGGTGTGCTTCACACGCTCGATCCGGCTGTCGTTCCGGAGTGGAAGAGCACCGTCAACGCCAACGGCGGCGTTGCTCGACCGCTCTCTGAGGGTTTGATGATCGCCGTGTGCGATGCGATTCGTCGTGAGGGTGGCAAGACGTCGCTCATCATGACGTCGCTCGGTGTCAGGCGGTCCTACTTCAACCTGCTCGTCCAGCAGCGGCGCTACTCCAACACCAAGGAGTTCGCCGGTGGTTTCACGGGCCTCGCCTTCAACTACGGTACCGAGGTGCCGGTTGTCGAGGACGTGGACCATCCGCCGGGCAAGATGCACTTCTTGCAGGAGAACAAGTTCAGGATCTACCGGAGCCGTCCGTGGCACTGGATGGACGACGATGGCACCATCGTCAAGTGGGTCACGGACTTCGACTCGTGGGAAGCGCTGCTCCGCCAGTACAGCGAGTTGGGTACCCAAGAGCGGAATGCCCACGGCCGCATGGACGACATCATCGAAGCGACCTGATCCCTGTAGGAGACCTAATGCGTGGCGTTGATCCTAACGTCGCTCAGAGACTCGTAGACCTCGGTGGGGGCGTCCTGGTAGAACAGGACGTCCTCAACGTGGTTGAGAAGATCCGAGCATACGATCCGAATCTGGAGGTCCAATTCCTGGATCCGGGTCGTTTCTCCGATATCACTGATGCTCCCTACAGGGTGATGGAACTCTGTGCGGATGGTGCATGGCGAGTCGTCATGACGATCTGGGAGTTAGACGAACGAGTTCTTGAGCGACTGGCTGCTTTGGATACTCAAAAGAACGATATTCTGGCCGGTCTTGATAAGGCGAACAACGCTGCTAAGGAGCGGCGTAATGCTCGTTTCAGGGAAGAGATCGCTTCGGTTTCGGAGATGGCAGCAGCAGTGCTGAGATCGCCGAAGGATACGTATAAGGCGACGAACCCAGTTACTGGGCAAGAGCACGAGTTCAGGAGTATTCCGCAGTCCGACGACTAGGGGGTTCCCTTGTTAGTTTCAGATGTCGTTGAGGCTGTCCAAGCTCAGTTTGGGGATCGTAACGGGGCACAGATCCTCCTGGACGATATCTTCCGCTGGATCAATGATGGCCAGCTCAAGATCAATCGCAAGATCGGTGATGTACTGTCAACTCAGTCGATTCCGTTCACATTGAACGGAGCCGTCTACAATCACAAGTACAATCTGGCTACCGACTTCTTCAAGTATCAGTATGTGGAGCTTGATGGACGCCGCCTTCAGCCTCTGAATCCTGCTCAGTTGGCTTCCTTGTATCCAACTTTGGACTCGACATCAGGCCCGGCTGGTTTCTCAAAGTTCTTCACGGTTGAGACTATCGGTGCCAATCAGGCTCGCATAGTTGTCGCTCCGATTCCAGGGGCAGCGGGAACGCTGGAGTTGACGTACCACAAGCGTCCTCCGATTGTGAACTCAACCGAAGATGCACTGTCCATTCCCGAGGATTATCATTCGACCTTGGTGACGTATTGCTTGGCTCAAGCTAAGCAAATGGACGGCGACGACGAGGGCTTCGTTGCAGTGAGTGCCGCTTTCAAGGCGGCTGTTGACGAAGATGCCTATGATGCGCATCATAAGGACGAGGAGACATATCCTGTCATTCGTCCGAGTCCTGAAGATACGTATATGGGGTACTGATGCCTGCTGACGTCTCTCTTCGCAGGTTAGCTGGGTTGGTCATAAACTCTCCCAAGGGTGAGGGTCAGTTAGACGAGCTCGTTCGGGCGGACAATATTATGTTCGACGAAGATGGGCTTGCTCAGGCACGCTATGGACAGCACTTCGTCGGCAATGCTGCTCTAGGCGAGAACGTTCTTGAGCATGTTAGCTTTTTCCGGTTCGCTAACAAGCGGATCTTCGTCAGTTTTGAGTCGTGGTATGCACTGGACGCTAGCCTCGATCAAGTCCCTACACTTCAGAATTTGAGCACGGTCTCTTTTTCCGCTGGCTCTCGAACGGCCGGTAACGTCGTCACGTTGACAGTTCCGCTCAATCATCCAGTAGTAGCTGGGAATGTTATTGAGGTTGATGCGTCGGACAACACGTATGATGGCGTCTATCTTGTCTCTAGCGTCACGGCTACCACGGTTGTCTACACTCAATCTGGTGGTCCTGGAGCTGACGCAGCATCTGGCGCTGGTACTATTCGCATCCACAGACCGGATCAAAGTACCGGTAACTTCTACGATGGCACTAGCTGGGAAATTGGCTCTGCTCTCTATACCGGGACGGGCCTTAAATTAGAGTTCGTTGGTGGTAGTCCTCAAATTCCGAAGTGGACTATCATTTCTGGTTTTCCTCTCGGCGGTCGGACCTGGTCAACATTCTCGTATCATGCTGACCGGCTCTGGTTTGCCAGTCGGCAGGATGGAGCTGCCAAGATCTACTTCAGCGCTCCTGGTAATCCGGAGTCATGGCCGGCGGCGAACTTCATTCAGATCGGCGAGGCTGTAGGCGCCTTCATCACCGAGATTCGATCTTTCCAGAATCGACTCTATATCTGGACTATGGAAGAGATGTGGGTGCTTGAAACTCCGTCTGTTCCTACAACCTGGATCCTGCGACGGTTCGCTCATGTGGGGTGTGAAGGTAAAGCATCTCTTGAGTTCAATGGGGCGATGTATTGGGTCGCTGCTACCGGATTGTACAGGTTTGATGGCTCTGGTTTAGAGAAGCTGAGCGAACAAGTAGAGCCCATATTCAGGGACCGGAAGCGTCGGCAGGGGACTACTTTAGCTAGCTCGGACTGGATGTATATTGCCCAGTACCGTGGAAACATCATCTTCAATCTGACTATTGAGTACAATATTGAGCAGAGAATCCTCTGCTACAATATCGCTAACAATCAGTGGTCGGAGTGGACGTTCCCCTTCCAAGACGAAGTTAACGGTGTTATCGTCTGGTCTATATACGGCGTTGAGCTGTCGAACTATATCTATGACTTGGAAGGTCTCTTCTTCACTTGGGAGAATGACGCTCAACACGGGTTTCTGACTGGATCTAATGCTAACTACGATTACAAGTCAGATGAGAAGGGCACAAACACTGGGTCGCCTACCGTCACAGAGTATCCGATAACCGTCGTTATCCAGACTAAGCACTCGGATTTTGACGATCCGTATGATACTAAGCGTGTGCTCAATTGGGATATCGAATATGAGGGTGGTGATATTCTTGTTGAGCAGATTGACGGTCGAAATATCGCTCAAGATCAAACAGTCTACGGTACTAATCCTACCGTGAAGGTTGTCAGTGTTACGTCTGGATCTCGTACGTCTGGAATCGTGACGCTAGTGGTGCCGTCTGGCCATGGCATTGTTGCAGGTAATCGCATTCTCGTGAACGTTACAGATCGTGAGTATGACGGTTACTATTGGGTGACTAGTGTTACGGCTACTACGATTGTTTATAAGCAAAACTGGATCGATGACATAGCTAGCGGCACTGGTACCATAACCGTTCTGTCGCAAGCGGATCCTCAAGTTCAATTTAAGCAAGTTCGTGGATATGGATACTGCCGCAAATTGGCATTACGACTCACTGTAAGCAACTTTCGCAATATAGGATTCAAACTCTATCAGATATGCGGTAGAGTGCGAGTTCGTGGTAGGCAGCAATCTGATCAGGAGCAAACGATCACATGACCGTGATGCGTGAGGACATCGAAGAAGTCATGGCGAATGCTTTCGCTATGGGGGAGACCGTTGCAGAACGAAATGAGCAACGGCGCCAGGCGGTTATTGAGTTTTTGAAGGACAAGCCTAACTCCCGTGGATATCACGGATCGGAACACGATATGATCCTGAGTGATCTCGACTCCTACCCTCAATGGGAGCAAGAGGATGGTTCAACCACCTAAACTCATTAGGGCAGACACAACTCCGTTCCCCGTCACGAACGATCATGCTTTCGCTCAGGAGGGCGATAAGCCAATCTGGTATCCCTATCCAGTGTTTCCTGAGGAGCCTTGGGATCCCGGTATTACAGGCTCAGTTTCCAATCCTGGCACTGGAGCTAGCCCTACCTTCAAAGGCACGATGTGCAGGTTCGGTAGGTTCTACCATGCACTCTTCGAGATAATCATTGGGACTGGTTCCTCAGCCGGTTCCGGTTTCTACAAGATCACCTTGCCCTCAAACATGGCGATTGACTCTAACTGGGATAATAATGTTGGAGTCGGTCAGGCAGAATTAAACGATAGTGGATCGGGATTTGTCGGTCTGATCAGGACTCATACAGCTCAAGAGCTGATCGTCAGACTGACAACGAACGACTCTTCGTGGGGCAGTACCAACCATCCGATCGGTGACGGAGACGCAATTCGAGGTAGCTTCTTCGTATTGGGGACCTAATGCCTATCAACAGATACCAACAGCAGAACGGAATCGAGGCTGTTCGACGGCGCCTTCAGGGCATGAAGGACCCTCGATCCAAGACTGGCATCATGAGTCGAGGTTTGAACGTCTACGCCAACGGGACCTATGCAGCTCATACCGGAGGGGGCCCTCAATTCGGACGGCCTGTAGGATCTCGAGACGTTAATCATTTGCAAGCAGCTATCAATCGGCGGATGGCTCAGCGCAACAGGTACAGCCGTGTGAGGAGTAGCTACTAATGGCTGTGAATCCGGTAGAAGCTCTGATCAATCGCATTGCCAGGGAACAGGGCAAGTCTGGCTACTTTGATCCTCGGTTGGGTGCTGCGATTGAAAGTGCTCGTTTAGGACTGGCTGATATCAACAGGTCATATGGTCGGGGGACTGAGGAAGCTCGTATCGGCTATGATGAAGCTTCTCGTGATCTGTTGAAGCAGCGAGATGAAACCTACGAGCAGAATCGTGGGCAGTTCGCTGGTCAAGGTTTGATTCACTCTGGCATCTTTGCTACTGAGCAGGGCAAGGTTGGCGAGGCATATCAACGAGGTTTGACGCAGGCTGGTCAGCGTCGTACTTCTCTGTTGCAAGATCTTGCAAACAACCGCCTGTCTGGATACAACGAGCTTCAGCGGATGCTTCGGGGTGAGCAAGCAGGTTCAGCCGAGCGTGCTGCCCAACGTAGGCGGGATGAAGCCCAACGGCGCATTGAAGCGGCCTACAGGGCTGAACAGCAGCGTATGGCGCAGGCTGCACTGGCCGTTCAGAAGCAGCAGCTGATGCAGCAGCGTGCTCTTGCAGGGCGTACGGGCGGTGGTGGAGGCGGCGGAGGTGGTGGCGGATACTACTCGCTGCAGGACCTGTTCCCTGGCATGTTCCGAGCTCCTATCCCGCCCCAGAAGTCGCTCAAGGAATACACGCCCAAGAAGGGTAGTACCGGCGCTCGAGTGAGGGTGATGTAATGGCTGCTAAGACTCCGCCTAAGGGTGAGGTTGCTGCTAACGATGCAGCCATCGCTCAGATGTACGCTCAGCTTGCTAGTCAGCTGGGCGGAGGTGTCACTGCTACTGGGCAGAACTTCAATTCAGCTCGCTCAGAGATCGGTTCCATCTACGACGATATGACGTCGGCTCTGACTCAGCAGGCTAATGCAACTGCTGCTGGTCTGGGGTCAGAGTTCGACATGCTTGGTATCGGTGCTGCCACCGACTCTGCCACGCAGAATCTTCGTGGACAGCTGAACCAGTCTCTGATATCGGCTGCTCGTCGTCGAGCGTCAGAAATGTCTGGTCTTTCTCAGCAGGGGGCTGCTTACAAGGCTTCCGGTATTGAGGGCATTGGTAATGTCCGTCGTGAAGGCGTGCAGGTTCGAGGCGACTATCGGACAAGGCTCGAAGAGGCCATCGCTAATCTGGAGGCTGCCAAGGCCGAGGCTCAAGGGCAGTATGACATTCAGAAGTTGCAAGGCGAGACTCAGCTGGCACAGATGCGTGCGCAAGCTGCGTCCCGGGGCGGTGGCGGAGGCGGTGGTCGGGGAAATCCACTCGATATGCTTCGTGCCCAGTTGCTTGGTCTTCAGATCATGGAGAAGCAGCAGGACTTGGAGGGCGGCGGAAATCAGCAGTGGACCAAGCGTGGTCAGGGCGGCCTGAACATGTTCCTCAATCAGCCGTCGATGTACTGGGAGAGCGGTGCTGGTCCCAAGGTTCGTGGAGCCCTTCAGAACATCATCGGTCAATCGACTGATCCGTCGAGGATGACTGCGGGCTACAAGGATCCCTACTCTGCTGCTATGGATCTGGTCAACAAGAACAGCATGGTGAGGACTGACTTCTACCGGGATGCTTTGAGGCAGGCACTTCAGATCTACTACGGGAAGGCATAATATGCCTCGCCCCACGCTGCGTCTCCCTGAGTTTAACATGGACCTGATCAATCTGGTTCAGTTTGATCCGTCTGTTGGTAAGTTCAGGCTCAATGTCGACTGGTCTCCTGCATACAGTGGACACAATAACGCTCAGCGTGTGCGGCAGTTCCGTAAGTTGTCCGACTCTGTTCAGCGGTTCCGTACGGAAGATGCTCTTCAGAGGATGATCGTTGCTGGGCATAAGGATTACAAGGCAGTAAAGACGAAGGACGGTAGATATCGCCTTCCAAATTCCGGAGATCCTGACTGGGATGTCAAGCGGATTGAGGCTGACTATCTCGACTTCCAGGTGAAGAATCAAGCGAAGACGCTTGAGGATTTGGCTAAGGAAGCCGGTAAGAAGGAGCCAGGCGGGTGGCGTGGCGTAGTTCATGATGCTCTCGATAATCCTGGTGGATCTCTTATTCTTCGTGGTCTCGATCTGGCAAGCCGTCCGGCCTATGCTGGTGCTGAGGGCTACAGTCGTCTGCTCAGCAATATAAAGGGTGAGAGCCAAGAACATCCTGGCTGGGCTCCTGCTCCAATCAAGGAAGCACAGGGTATCGCTGGTCCTCAGAAGGATCCCAGTAAACTCAAGGGTGGCCCGGGTTGGTGGCGTAATCGTAAGACTGGTGAGTATCTATACAGGCCCGATTGGAAAGAACCCGGATCAAACCTGGACGCTTTCCTAGGCGGTGCTCGTGAAGGTATAACCGGTCGTGAGAAGACGGGTTGGGGCGAAGTTCTGCGTGAGCAGGATATTCTAGAGGGCAAGCCAGCTGCGGCAGCGGGTTTTGGTATGGATATCCTTCTTGACCCTGCCTCGTACGTGTCATTCGGTACGTCGTCAGTCGCTAAGAAGGGTGGCAAGGCTCTTTCAGCTACTGAGCGTGTTGCAATGGAAGATATCGCTCGTGCAACCGCACGGGAGGCCGTTGAAAAATCTGGCAAGACTGGTCTCCGTGCTACGTTGGCCGAGCGTGGAGCCTTTAAAAAGGCTCTTAAGGAGCAGTTCGAGTTAGCTGGCGTTTCACGTCGTCCTGTCAAGGAAGTCATCAAGGATATCAACTCATCGTATGGTCCTCATTCTGTTGAACGGTCCATGAAGGACAAGGTCACAGAAGCGATGAGGGATCCGTTCTGGAAGCCCAAGGTTCAGCGAGGTATCGCTAAAGCTGCTCGTGAAGACTACCGAGCTATTCAAGCTACCCTTGGTGAGGCAGTTGATCCTAAGCGTCTGAAGCAAGTCGGCATTGAGGCTTTGCAGAAGGCTCGTAAGGAGTTTGCTGATAAGGTCGGTGCCGATGTACTGGATGAGATTGCTACCCGTAAGGCTCTCCGTGAAAACGTAGAGCTCGAACTGAAGGTCGGCGGTCGTCGAGTCGTCGGAAGTGCGAAAGCTGGTAGAGCCTTAGCTAAGACATCTGCCGTTGCTAGAGAGACTCGACCGGGTAGACTTCTGGCTAGGACCTTCCGTACTGATGCTGAGATTGGTGAAGCCCTCCATCGTATCCAACGTCAGAATCTCAATGTATCTGCTTCTCAGTTTGAGGAAGAAGCCAAAGAAGTCAAGAAGATCTTCAGTGAGCTTGGACTGAGCAAGAAGCAGCGAAAGCTGGTCAGTCGTGCTGTTGAATCTGGTGATACCAAGGGTTTCACTACTCAGATGGTCGAAGCGGTTGATCAAGCCCGTTCCTTCATGCAGCGAGCCTTTGATCGTGAGGTTGAGGCTGGCGCACTTTCTCCGACTGACTTCAAGGATAACTACCTCTACCACGTGTATAAGGAGCCCAACTTCAAGCGGGGCATCGGAAGCTGGGTAAAGCCTACAGGGCGAGGGGCTAAGAAGTTTCGGACCCTGGATGAGGCGGTATCAGCAGGTGCCCGGCCTCTTGAGGACATTGCTGACATCCTGGTCTACCGTCTGGCTAAGTCTCACCGTATTGCATCATCTCATAACATGATGCGGACGATTGCAACTCGATTCGGAATCAGCAACATCGCTGGTAAGAGGATTACCAGTCGAATGCTGAAGAACATCGAGGATGAAGGTATCCTTGTTGAGGGTCGAAAGATTGCCGGGGCCGGAAAGTATTTTGCTCCTGGTGTCTACTTCGACCAGGATGTCGCTGCGTCGTTGTCAAAGATGACTCAGATCTTCTCAAGTGATGAGCTGATCAGCCGGTTCGGTCGTCTGTTCGATCAGTTCCAAGCTCGAGTTAAGTTCTTGCAGACTGCTCCCAACCCTGGCTTCCATGTCCGTAATACTATGTCGGATATGTTCATGAACTTCCTTGATGGTGTAACCTCAATTGCACCCTATCGTCAGGCTACTGAGCTTGTGGGTGGTCGAGGCAAGGGCATCAAGATCTACCTTAAGAGCGGAAAGGCTCTGACCGGGGAAGAGATACTTCAGCTCTATGACGGCATGGGGCTGCGAGCCGGCTTCTTCCATGCTGAAGCTGGAATCATTCCGGGAATGGGTAGTCGCTTAACTCACGGCACCAATAACGTGGTTCGTAGAGTCTCAGAACTTCGTGAAGACACTATGCGCATGGCGCATTTCATTGATGCTCTGAAGAAGACTCCTTCAACAGATAACATCGAAGAGGCTGCTGAGCTAGCTGCAAAGCGGGTTCGCAAGTATAACTTCGACTATCAGGATCTTACAAGCGTTGAGAAGAAGGTCTTCCGACGGGCTGTGCCATTCTATACGTTCATGCGTAAGAATGTGCCACTCATGCTGGAGACCTATTTCACCCGGCCTGGTCGTATGACCGTGCCTACCAAGGCTCAGAATGCCCTGGCTGCATTTCTTGGTAACGACAATCGTGATGAGCCTCTTCCTGGCATGGTGTCGTCTACACCTGAATGGATGGCTCGATTCCCAGGTGTTGAACTATCAGAGGTCGGTCCTGAGAATGATCCGATCTTTATGCAGCCTGATCTTCCGTACAATCAGGTTGAGCAGCTCTTTGGCGGGTTCGCTAAGGGTGGCAGTCTGACCGATAAGTTGCAGAGTGGAACGCAGGGTCTTCTTAAGGAGATCCTGCTCGAGCAGTCGACACCACTTCTCCGCACGGCAGCCGAATACGGTACGCAGACCGATCTCTCTACCGGGGCCGACCAACCGCAGACCCCCTTCGATGCTGTCGTTAATCAGCTCCCTGTAGGAAGAATTGCTCAGCCTGCTCTAGCTCAGCTCGCCCCCGGGCAATTCACTCGAAGTGATCGACCTGGATCCCCTCGATACGATATCGATGGAGCTGAGGTTCCTGAAAACCTTCTCAACTGGGTGACTGGTCTAGGATTCCGTAGAGTCACTCCGGAACGTCAGAAGTCTGAGCTTCGGCGGCGGCAGGACATCATCGAAGCTCTTATTGATCAGATGAAGGCTGCCCTCGCAGAACAGTACGAAGAGGATTGGAAACAGTATGGGACGTAGTATAATCCCGTGGCTTCCTGGCTTCAAATATGTGGACCTCGATCTAACTGGTATTGAGGCACCAGAAGTCGGTCGTGCATACGATGAGACCTCAAATCCTAAGGTGTGCTGGCACACTACTGAGGGATCAACTCTCAAGGGAGCAGAACGAGCATTCGCCAAGTATCCTCCCCATGTCGGTGTGTGCTTTGAGACTCGAGAGCGGAATCAGTACTTGCCGCTGGACAAATGCTCCTTCAGTCTTCGTGGATCCGAAAGTGATGACGAGTTTGTCATTCAAGTAGAGGTCGTCGGATTCGCAGGGCAGTCACATACTTGGTCAAATGAGAAGTTGGAGTGGCTTGGCAGGGGTGTTCTGGCGCCTATCAGCCTCGCTACTGGCTGTCCGACTACGGTCGTACCGATGGGGTTTCATGGAGAAGGTGAAGGTATCCGTCTCGCTTCATCTAGCTCTCCTATCAGGTTCCCAAGCGAGTCTGCTCTTCGAGCGTTTGCAGGACAGTTTGGACATCAGCACGCTCCGTTTCCTGATGAGCATTGGGACCCAGGCAAGCTCAATGCAAACAGGATCAAGCTGGCAGCTGATGCCATCCTCCATGCATCGCCCCCTTCCGCAGTAAAGGAGATCATAGTGCAGCAAGCAATCAACTTCATGGTGCACAGGAAGAGCAATGGAGCAGTGCTCTTTGTGATGCGCAATCTGAACGACTCCTACAGGCCGTTTGCCTGCTTTGGTGTGGATGGAGTCAGTTACCCTGGCTTCCTGACGGCTGAGGTGCCGGTCTGCAAGAATCTGTCCGACGGCGACTTCGCTTTCTTCGAGCGCTATCGGATCGACAACATCCCGGAGAAGGAGTGACTATGGCAGTAACAAGTGTCCCCATTCCTCGTCGAGCAGTCAATTACAAGGACATCCTA